AGCTGGTCCACAAACAGTTGAAACAATGGTGATACATATTGCCATCAATATTCTTTAACCACGTCTCTGCCCAGCACTTTGGACATTTCACTGTTCACCGCCTCCTACACTTTCCGCCTGCTGTCTGAGCCATTGCAGGTAAGAACGTATCTCTGCCTCTTCATCGGCTGTCAGAAACAGGGTTACGCGCTTCTTTAGCTTGTCTTCTGGAAGAGGATTACGGCCCATAGTGAGAAGAGTATAGCATTATTTTAGTGGCATGTAAATAACCATTTTCCTGATGTCAAGAAAATGGTTATAAACCACGCCTCTTCCAATGCCCGCCATACGCCACAGTAGGCGCAGGCGGCTCTTTTGGAGGTATCTTGTAGCGCCTATCGTCGTTCCTCAAGAGGTAGACGCAGGCTTTAAGACTACTTTGCCGGTCGTCGTGAGCCGTCCCTTCCGCACCGGCCTTTCCTCCGGGAAGGTGAGCATATGTAATGCACTCCTGTACTGTTTCCACTGAATGCAAGAGTAGCCCTGGTTCGCCTCGTCCCATGTCGTTAAAGATTCCGCCCAGGGAATCGTCCATTTCGGGTTTAGTCTTGCTGTTCTCAATGATTCCATATTTACCATCCTCATCACACCAAATATCTGTGGTTCCACCTTCTATCAGCGCACGTATGCACTCATGCCCGTGATTCAGCCTTAACACGCCAACCCTCGCCTCGTTGTAATGGAACGCCAGCCCTCCTATATCCGCTCCTGCGTTCCATGGGTCAACCTTGCCATGGTAGGTGAAACACTCCTCCCACGTGTCAATATCGAAGCAATGGGCCGAAGTGTTATCGCTCTTGTTGTTCTTGTCAGGGCCTTCTGCCGGGTCGATGCAGATCACGTAGTTATGGCCGGGTTCAGGCTCTTTCCAAACCGTAAACGGACAATGAAACCCTCGTTCACCCGATTGCACGGTGTAAAGAGGCACATGCGTCTGAAGCTCATCCAGCAGCGTCTTCAAGAATGCACGGTCGTAATACCCATTACCGGACGTGATGAACGCATCCATTGGAAACGTTGGATATTCCTGCTTCATCAACTCCTTGCGCTCGCTTGACTTCTGCCGATACCAGTAGAGCTGATCGTCCGTCAGGGTGAAGTGATAGAAGTCGTACACGGCATCAGCCATGTGGACTTCTTCAGGCGTTCTGGTAAACCCTGGAGGCGCAGGTGTGGAATAATCCGGGTCTTCAAACCACGCATAGAATAGGGGCTTCGTGTTACCTTCGTACCCTGGCTTGCTGATGTCTACCCACATCTCGTAGAAGTGGTTCAAACCATCGGCTGTGCTCTCATGGAACACATTCCCAGACATCGGCACGGCATCATCCAATCCCGCGTCTATTTCGGCTATGGTAGTCCCGGAGGGTTTCCACTTCGCGTACTCCGACTTGTGAACGTTCTGCCACGTACCAGAACGTCCTACACTTCCCTGCCCCGCTGTGCCAACATACAAGCCGCTATCAAGCGCACCAAAGAGAAGCTCCTTCTTGTTCGAGAACTTCTTCTTTGGCTGCTTGTGTTTGGGCAAGTTCTCCCAGAACCGGTGCATCATCTGGAATAGGCGTTCTGTGGCGTCTGCTTCGTGCGCGAGGATGAGAGAGTACGTTCGAGGGTTGTTGCACGTGTCCGCGAAGATAAGCGCATCTACCAGCGTAGATACACCCTCCTGCCTTGCTTTGAGGATTGCACAGCGAAACCCTTTGAGGTCAACCGGCTTGTCGATGGTCCAACCAGGATAGTTTGCATCGAGGAACTTCTTCTGAATAGGCTTGAGGTTTTCACCAAGGCTGACTAACTCCCTGCCTTTGGTGCGTATCTTGAGGTCTCTGAGCGTTACGTTGGCAGGCTCCCACTCAAGCAGCGCATCAACCAACGCTAGCTCCTCATTTGTCATAACGGAGCGTAGCACGGCAAGGTCGTCTAAGGAGATGTCAGGCATTACGACCAATCTAGCCAGAATGCCCACAGCATTACAGGAGGATGTGAGGCTGCTTGTCGCTTCCGCTCTGCTTCCCGCTCAGGAGAGAACGCGCAGTCAGGGGTGAACATAGCCTTAACTCGAAGCGTACACGCAGCCCTTAGATTAGGCGTCTCGCTCTTATTCCACCGACAGCCCTTGCAGCAGTCTTGCGGAGTCTTCGTGTTGGTTGTCATGCCATCCTTGCCTATATTTGTAGTCAGTAGCCCTTCCGGGCATATAAGGAAAACGGCAAACAAACGGCAGATCGTCCACCCTCTCCCTACCTTCTTCTCATGAGCCTATGGTTCCCTGCTCCGGTTCCCCGTGCCCCTTGCCGTGCCCCTTGCCCAGCCAGCTGGTTTAAGGTTCGTATAAGGTTCGGTCCCGTTGACAGTCCCAAGTCCTTGAGCCTGAAGTATAGGTGTCGGTCTGGTTAATATCAATATACACCACACAAACAAAAATCTCCTTCACCTTCCGAAGAAAGTTTGGGAGATTTTTCTGAGCACTCCGCGTATCGGCATAATAGGCGATCTCGCTCGGCTCATTCTACGTATGAGAACTAAGCAGTTTAGATTATACCTTATGCGCTCAACCTCAGATTCGCATTCTTCATTATTTCAAGTAGCTTCGCGTCTCGCTCTTCTATACTCGATACTGTATCGCTGATGACCGTAGCTTTACCTTCAAGCAACAAGCTCTTGTCAATGGCAATACCAAGAACTGTCGCAGCCTGAGCAGAAGTAGCTTCACCAAGTGCTTTCAAAGATTGTCCACACGCTGCAAGGGCAAGTTTCTTTAACTCACCGGCGAGGTCTGTTTTTTTTTCTGCGACAGACTCTGCCGAGACAGCACTCGGAGCATCTCGGTTATGAATCCAGAGTTTCACTGTAGCAACAGGAACTTTGCACTCACGAGAAGTCATCTCAGCGTTGCCACAGGCATCATAGAAAGCAAGCACAACAGCCTTGTCATCATCACTATAGTTACGATATGCCACTATCGCCCTCTCAACGCTTCACTGTTCATCCTGGCAGTATCGCCGGCACGCAAGGCAATAGCATTCACCAGAATAGACAGGAGACAGAATGCAGTTAATGCTAAATAGATGAGCTTCTTCATGAGAGGATTATAACATATCCTAACTAGTAGACAAAGAATTAGTATAGACAATATCTAAGCGCTTTGCTATTATGTATTCAGTTAACCACTAAGGAGATAGTTCAATGCTAACCAAATCTAAGTTCAGTGTCGGTCAATCAGTTTTCACACCCAAGCACACAACAGCCGTAATAGTTCACGTAGATCATGGCCTATACGTCGTAGCGTGTTTAATGGAAAGCTGCGACAGCCATCCATTCCTTAAAGACTCGTGGTGCATTGAGAATTATACAGAGGACCAGCTAGAGGAGCCTATTGTATAGCTGTATTCAGTTGAACGAACTAGTAACATCCACACACTTACAGGAGAACTGACCAAAATGAAAATGCAAATGACAATTGGCGACCACCACCGAAGCGAACTGATCAGAGCGTCCAGCGCAATGTACGCCGCTGACAATCCACAAGGCCTCGGAGCACTGTTTCATTGGGCGGCGGCTCAAGACTCGCTCCCCATTGATGTATACGATGAAGTCATGGACCGCTATCGCGAATGGCTGAATTGGAATTGGCCTATAACACCAAAGCCCTGATTCTAGCCCAACGTTGCCACACACACGAATTCCAACACCGTGCCGGGTGGTTTGACCCGGCATACGCTAACAGGAGATAGAGAGAGATGAGAACGCTAGAAGAGCAAGTATTTTTAGCCATCCTTGAAGATAGGTTCGACGCAGCACAAGTGTTACTCGAATCGCTCAACAAAACAGAGCTGTCAACACTGAGAAGGCAGGCGCGAATCCTAATATCGTACATAAACGAAGAGATGAAGCACGTACTACCAGAGGCGGGCAAATGATACCTAACGAAAAGAACCCCGCAGCCGTAGCACTCGGCAAGCTCGGAGGATCAGTATCCTCCGAACGCAAAGCAGCCAGCTCCCGCGCCAACGGGATGAAAAACAAGGAGAACGCAGGCAGGCCCTTAAAGCCGCTGGGAGAGTTTGAGTGCAGGTGTCCGCCAGACGCGTTCTACAAGCCAGCAGTCCACACGTACGGCAGGCTTACATGTCCTAGAGGTAGAGCGGAGCGCAGAAGGGAACAAAAATAGTTTCAAAATAATGTCATAATGGTATTGACAAGTAGACTGCATGGTGCTATCATTACAGTATCAAACGAGGAGGCACCATGCAGAAAACTATAACGGTTCGACTTGATGAGGAATTGATAGAACGCATCAAGAAAATGGCTGAAACCAATCACAGGTCCATGAATGGAGAGATCGAATATATACTCTCCGAGAAGGCTAAGACTTGCGAAGTGACACAGCCAGCCTAACCACCCACCAACCACTTTACGAGGGAGCCAAGCAAATGCCATTTATGAACGATGACAAACGATTTATCAAACCCGCCGCACTTCGAGACTTCCGCCTTCAAGCCAAAGAGATGGGCTGGCCGGACGAGTACACAGCGGTTCAGATCGGAATGGTCAAGACCGGTGTACTGGACAGCAGGCTGCACGATTCCTGCGTTCTCCTTCTGGACAACATGTGCACGGAGGAAGAGTACGAGCAGCTCTTCTATGATGGACTGATTGAAGCGATGCGCCCACTCTACGACATCGTTGTTAAAGGCGCTCAGAGCAGGGTCTAACACACCCTGCCACCCGCCAAACCGAGCCGAGCCTAGGAGAGAGATGATATGAGCTTTTATCAAAGAATTGCCGGACTGCTTGAGAACCATGGGCTTTGGGATGACGAAGCTAAGACCGTGATAGAGCTAGTCAAGGTAGAGCAACCTTCAATGGATGGCCGATGGAACGATGACGTGTCCGGCTATCCTGACGCGATTGTGATTACCCTGTGGATGTCAGCCAAGCGCAACGCCATTGAGTATCTGAAGGCCAACAAGCCGGAACACTTTGCTTTGTGGCTGCTGGAACCGAAAGAGCAGGCTGCGGCATGAGCTACCTAGTACCCGACATCCCGCAGCACCTTCAAGACGACCTCGTCGAGTGCGAAGAACACTTTGACGACTGCTGCCGCAAGTTCAAGAAGAACCCGAACGGGCTTGGCACAGCGACGGACCTGGCGTACGCGATGCGGTCCCTCCAGTCAGCCAGGACCGCTATTATGCAGCACAAGCTTAGCGCCATTAATGCGGAGCTGGACGAGGCAATGGCTGGGGCTGGACGCGAGGAGAGAGTGGCATGAGCAAGGCGACGCCGGGACCATGGTTTCTGCATGTATCTGATTCCATTCAGGTCAGCGACAAGCAGTTTCATACGAATAAGAGTGCAATCGTTCACTGGATGGGGTTTGACAGCAGTGACAAGCCTCGTGACGTTAAGATCGCTAATGCTCGATTGATTGCAAGCGCCCCAGACCTATTGGCAGCCTGCAAGAACGCCCGTGAGGTGTTTATCAAGAACTCCTCGGAGATCGGCGAGTGGGATTACATCATTCAATCGCTCACGGAGGCGGTGGCGAAAGCGGAGGCGGCACCATGAGCTACCTAGACACCATCTACACGCCCACGCCCACCGAACTCTATTGGGAGGATGAGCCGGAGCCGCTCACGCCCACGACCGACACGGACGAATTAGGACGGGTAATGGATGTGGCTGTGGCCTACGAGAACCACTTACAGGCCGAAGAGGAGGCGTTGCGCCGGTACAGAGGCCCTGAGCGTGTCCAGGCGGCGTTTGAGAGGCTTACGGAGTGGCGGCAGGTTGCGGGTCCTGAGCGGGTGGCAGTTGTGGAGGGAGTGAGATGAAGGGTTTGACTGACAAGCAGATTGCAATCTTGGAGTACATCCAGCAGTACAACAACGACACTGCCGGGATGCCGTCCATCAGAGACATCATGGACCACTTCGAGATCGCAAGTAACCGAGGTTGCACGGTCCATCTGGACGCACTTGAGCGCAAGGGGTACTTAACGCGGCCTCACACGGCGCGAAGCATCCAGCTAACGAAGCTCGGCCTTGATGCTGTGCTCCACATCGTAAAGAAGAACCCATTGTACCAACTTGGATGGGCAGATTGTGCCAAGGCAACACCATGACCACCACCATCAACCCGCCGCCCTGCTACTGGAGCTTGGGGTGAAGCGGGAACGGAGCCAGCCGTGAAACTGTTTACCGTTACTTTTGAAGGTGAGGTGCTTATTGCCGCCGAGACCCAAGAGGAGGCGTTAAAAGCCTTCGACAAAGAGGAGCGCTACATTGTAGGCGACATAGAGTTTGATGTGTTTGCCTATGAGGTGCGGGACGTGTCCAAACTCCATGACAGCATTCTTGATGGGTGGGCTTATGGCGACAATCAGGACATGACAATCCGTGAGCAGTTCGGATTAACTCCTGAACAGATAGAGGCGAGGGAGGCCGAAGAGAAGGCCCGAGCCGAATTCGAAGCGCACCCGAAACTATTTGACTTGGCGATGGCCTAACACCGAATCCCACCTACCCCGCCCACAGGCCTGATTAGGCAGCGTACGGGCTTGGCAGGTGGTGCAGTCGCCGGGTGAAGCTAACTAGCCCCGGCGCACCCTTTTCCCAAGGAGCATGAGATGTACCAAGAAGGCGTTGATGGCTGGATGAAGGTTTGTTTCGATGAGGAAGTACGCACCAACGTTGAGGAGCGCGGCGACCGGCTTCTAGAGGAAGTTCTGGAGCTTCTACAGTCCAAAGGGTACGACCGAACGAGAGTCAGCAATCTAACCGAATACGTCTTCAATCGGCCACCAGGGGAGCCGTATCAAGAAGTAGGTGGCGTTATGGTCACCTTAGCTGCTTACTGCACCAGCGTTGGTATTGATATGGAGCAGGCGGGAGCAGATGAACTCAAGCGCATCTGGGATAAGGTCCCTGAAATACAGGCCAAACAACTCAAGAAGCGGTTGATTCATGCTGGCATAGGTTAACAACCTACAGGGCTTTTTTGGTGGAGCGGCCTCACACGCGGTGAGAGGTGGGCGAGCTACGACGCCCTGTACCACACGACAGGTAACCAATCCTGCCTCCACCCCTACTTTCAAAGGAGACGGCAATGCCCGACCATCCAAACGCTGTGTACGAAAGCATCAAGAAGCGGTTCATGGCGTTACATGAAGAAGCTGTAGACGCAGGCATAACCTCAGTGTTCGGGCTGTCCGTGGACCACAAGACCATCGGCGCGACGGGTGGCGTTCCGTGCGAGGTGAGCTTTCTAATCCACCTGCTGACAGCGGACCATATGAACCACATCAACGATGAAGCTAATTGGAGCAAAGGCAAAGGAGACGACTTGTGACGGTAGACGACTTCATCCATCAGCTTTGGAAAGAAGGCACTGAAGAAACTATGTCGATGCCGATCACCACGTTCACCCGAGAGCAGTATTGGGCTTCATATCCCTCATGGTCACGCGGCGGTGATAGAGCATGGAATCGTTACGGTCTCGGCGGCACAGACACGATGCACGCGATCATGTGGTATCAGCACATCCACAAACCGGGAAGCCGCGAGCATAGACCAAAGATCATCATGGACGCCGTCAAGAAGGCGGCAGAAGCAAAAGGAGACGGCAATGGAGCTTTGGACTAGCTGTTCATGCGGTGACTGCCTCAAGATCGAGACATCCCGCCACAAGGCAATCATGGAATGTCCTCACTGCGGCGTACAGGGCGTGAAGCGCATGGTACGGCCCAGGGAGGTTCCTGAGAGACCGTTGGACGCGGCCAAGGGCATTCTAGTGGGGCTGGTGGGGGCGGGCTTGGTATGGGGCTTCCTGTGGCTGTTGTTTGTGCCGAAAGGTTAACCATGCACAACACCACAGTTAATCCAGGATGGGACCACCTTGCTATCTGGCTCGTCAACCACGGTTGGCCCTGTATAGACGAGATCGACACCGAGGACCTTACATACATCATCACCACCCACTACGCTGCCTACCAAGAGGCGTGGGAACCGAGGCTGGAGCTATGACTAAAGCCTACTGCCCGTTCTGCGGATGCTTAACACTCAAGACGGAACAAATCCTAAGCACGGATGGCGAATGGGCATACTCGGTACGCTGCGTCAATCCTAAATGCGCGGCAATCGGACCATTCAGGGAAACCGCAGTTGAAGCAGTAACCGCATGGAACACGAGAATACAGATATGACGCATGTTTCTAATGCATACCGACATCCACCCGTCAGCGTTCTGGTACGTGCTGCTGCCCGGCTACCGCATCATGGGCTGGGAGTGGGCTGAGAAGTGTGTGGAAGGGTGGAGGAAGCCGTGAGCGTAGCAAGTGCCGCACCGAAGAGGCCAGTACTAAGATACCACGGAGGGAAGTTCCGCTTGTCAAATTGGGTCATCAAGCACCTTCCACCGCATAGGGTCTACGTTGAGCCATTCTGCGGGGCGGCGTCCATTCTAATGCAGAAGCCACGAGTCTATGCGGAGGTCATCAACGACTTGGACCTCGAGGTGGTGAACCTGTTCCGCATTCTTAGGGATCCGGAACGAGCGGACTGCCTGCGCCATTTGCTCGAGATCACGCCATTTGCCCGCGAGGAGTTCAACCTATCGTATGAGCCTGCCACAGAGCCTATAGAGGCGGCCCGCAGGCTGGTAGTCCGTTCCTTTATGGGATTTGGGAGCGCGGCCCATAACCCGAAGCACAAAACAGGGTTCCGCAACAATGCGAATCGGAGCGGAACGACACCCGCGCACGATTGGGTCAACTACCTGCCGTCCCTCGAGGTCTTCACTGAAAGACTGGCCGGCGTTGTGATTGAAAACCGCGATGCGCTCGAGATCATGCCTACATTTGATGGAGACGAGACGCTGTTCTACGTTGACCCGCCTTACCCGATATCTACACGCAGCATGATACGGTGGAACTCAGAATGTGATCGTTGCTATGTTCACGAGATGACAGACAACGACCACCGAGCATTGGCATCCGTCCTGCACCAACTAAAGGGGATGGTGGTTCTCAGTGGATATCGGTGCGATTTGTACGATACCGAGCTATTCCCAAAGTGGACACGGATTGACCGCGCCTCACATGCTGACGGTGCTCGAGCTCGAGTAGAAAGCCTGTACTTTAACGACGCGGCGGCCGCGCGGCTATCTCAAGGTAACCTGGGACTGTGATGCCTGCCCGCCGCCAAGCTAGCCCTGTGCGTGTGCGGTGGGAGCCGGGTGGACTGAGTGATTACTATGACTAAGACTAAACGGTTACCAGAAGCAAAGGATGTTGACTACTACTTCGATGGCGGGTGTATGGTCATTCCGTCCAGCAGCCTGCCCGAAGTAAAGTACCACGTGACCGAAGACAGTTGCCCTTGTCCTGCATCGGGGATATGCTGGCATATGAAGTTTCGCAAGAAGGTCCGTGAAGACATCATTATGTCGATGCTTTCCGCTGGCAGTAAAAGAGCCGACATTCTAGAGAGCCAGGGCGATAACTTCCCTGAAATCCGACAGATGCCCGCTGAATACTGGATAGCCGAGCCTTACGAGTCCGATTTAGTTGATGAAGACGCGGAATCTGACCTTATCAGAAAGCTTGAGGCGGACAAAGAGAAGGTGAAGGCATTTGACGCGCTGTACGTGGCGGAGAGAGCGGGCTGGAGGCTATCTAGATTAGACCCGGACTACCAGGGAATTTACACGTGCAAGTTGCGCCGGTATTCGAAACCGAATCGCAAGAACAGGTTTGAAACAACTAACTTTGCAAAAGGGGTTGGTAGTACCGCTGAAAAGGCATTACTCAAAGCGGTAGAAGACGCGCTGGCCCCGGAAGAGGAGGATGAGCCTATGGATGACTGAGCCGCACCCTGGTTCCAAACTAAACGACAAAACTGACTAGAATGAAGAAAGAGAAAACAAATGCAAAAACTGATTACGCCGACAATGGGAATCTTTGGCCCCTGTAGACTTTCGTACCTCACTGTATTCAAGCCCCGCATGAACGAGCTGAAGAAGGAAGAGCAGTATTCTGTCGTGCTCCTGTTCCCCAAGAAGGACAACGACTTCTGCAAGGACGCGAACGCGAATATTCAGTTCGTGGCGCAGATGATCAAGACTGCTGCTGCTGAGAAGTTCGGGGACTCTGTCAAGAAGTACGAAATACCCATGAAGGATGGCGACGTTGAGACTGACTCTGAGGGCGAGCCTAAGCACCCAGGCTACCGGTACATGCGCGTCATGGCGAAGGTAGAGTACCCTCCTGTGCTGATTGACGGGAACCGCAGGCCGGTGACTGGAGGCTGGGAGTCGGGCGATTGGGGGATTATCAAGTGCTCCTTCTTCGGATACGACTTCCAGGGTAAGAAGGGTGTCTCGGTCGGGCTGAGAGCCATACAGTTCGTTGCCAAGGATGAACCGTTCGGCAGCTCCAGCGACCCGGCTACGGTAGCCAATGAGTTTGACGAGGTTGCGGGCTACGTCGCGCCGAATTCTTCCACCAGTGACGAAGAGGACGACCCGTTCGCTTAGACTTGAAAAGGGGCCGTTAATTCGGCCCCAAACCCGTTGACAGAATTGACAGAATAGGCTATAACTAAAGTACAACTGCATATCGAAAAAGGCCGTGGCAAGCCTAATCTGGAGAACCGATGGACCCTTTAGTTCAGCGTCTTTTGTGTCACCTCCTCCAGGAGAATTGCCAACGGACGCGAGGCGCTGAACTAAGGGGTTCTTTTTGTTTATCTTTTTGGAGGTTTATAATTGGAAACAGCATCACTGCAATTACCCAAAGACTTAATCGAAGCGGCTATCAATCAGCAGCTTAACGTAGCGATGGCCGCCGCGTTTGTGGACAAGGACAGGGTTATTCGAGATTGTGTTACGCGTGTCCTAAACCAGAAGGTCAACGAAAAGCTGGAGCCATCTAGCTATAGTTACGACAAACCGTTTGTTGAGGTTGCGTTAGGCCAAGCGTTGCGGAGGGCGGTTACCGAGTCACTCAAAGAGCAGATCGAACTTTACAAAGAATCTATCAAGGAGCAGCTTGCTTCTGAATTGGGCAAGAAAAACTCCCCCGTTGTTAAAAAGCTGGCAGCTGCAATGGTGGACGGATTCACAAAAGCGGCAACGGAGAGTTTCCGACTAACCATTGCAGTGGAATAACAGCTCTCACCATAAACCAGAATGACTAAATCTGAGAGCTTCACTAAAATGCCTAACTGGTTCTTTGATGAGGGGTACGCTTCGGCAGTCGGCCCTAACGCCGTATCCGTGTACATGTGCCTTAGAAAGCACGAGAATCGAAACGGCGAGTCTTTCCCTGGAATGACCCGGATAATGGAGCAAACAGGGCTTACAAAGCCCACCGTTTTACTGGCAATCAAGGCCCTTTTAGCAAGTGGGACTGTCGAGGAAATTAGAGGAAAAGACGTTCCTGGAAAGCACTCTCAGGCAGTCCTTTACACCTTCTCAAGACCTGACGAACTAGTAAAGGCCCTTTACCGGTCAAAATCCTTTACTAGTAAAGGGCCTTTACCAAACCGGTCAAGTGCCTTTACCCAACCAGTAAAGGGCCTTTACCAGCCTTACACTATAAAAGACTCTAAGACTTTTAACAAGAGTACGGATAGTACGATTGATACTGATTCTGATACCGAATGGCTATCCATCTTTGAGAACTTCTGGAAGCTCTACCCAAGGAAAGAAAACAAGGCCAAGGCAAAGGACTGGTGGAGAAGAAACAAACCAGACAAAGCTACGCGCATCCTCATAGGGAAAAGCCTTGAGACTTACAAGAAGACGACCGGGTGGATCGAGGGGTTTGTACCTCACGCTATAACATGGCTCAATGGCAAGAGGTGGGAAGACGAACCAATGGCCGTAATCAAATCGGGAGAAGCAGCAGTAAATGGTTTCGTTCCAAGGAGAGCACCACGTGATTGATGATCGGGTTCCACCTTCCAGCTTAGAAGCGGAGCAAGCAGTCATAGGGTCCTGCCTCGTCAACAGAGAGGCTATTGAGACAGCCGCCTCCATCGTCCAACCAAAGGACTTCTACAGGAGCGCACACCATGCACTCTACGAGGTTGTCCTTGCAATGGCCGATCGCGATGAACCGGTGGACCTGCTCACTCTTCGAGAGGAGTTAACCAAGCTAGACGTTCTGGAGAACATTGGAGGAGTTCCCTACCTCTTCCAGCTACAGAACGCGGTCCCATCAGCAGCCAACGTCCGATACTACGCGGAGATAGTCAAAGGCAAGAAGCTCCGCAGGAACCTGATAGACGCAGCCAACAAGTTAACCGAGGCCGCGTTCAACGGGGAGATAGACGACAAGGCTCTAACCGCTGAGGCCGGGAAGATTGTCGAGAACTCCCTGGCTGGAGTAAGTGAACAGGATTACGATCCGATTGACTGCATCGTGGCAAAAGCCTTTGAGAAGATCGAGGCCGCGTTCGATATGGGCGGTGCGCTCACAGGCGTTCCTACAGGATTATTCGATGTAGACAAGGCTACGGCGGGCTGGCAGCCCGGAGAACTAATCCTCGTGGCAGCACGGCCCGGTGTAGGAAAGACCGCCGCAATCGTCAACACATTCACATCCGCTGCATTAGACGCGGACAAACGAGTGGTTATATTCTCCCTGGAAATGACCGGAGTTCAGTTGATGATGCGCCGGATTGCAGCACAGGCGCAGGTTCCCGGTCAGCAGATGGCGCGAGGCGTCATTCTTGACAGCGAGTGGAAACGAATCGGTGAAGCCTGCGCGAAGGAGTCGGCACAGAAGATAGACATCATCGACAACGCGGACATAACCATTCAAGGGATGCGCTCCATCCTTCGCAAGATACAGCGAACCAAAGGCAAACCGGACATTGTGATGATTGATTACCTTGCGCTCATTTCCTCAGAAGGCCACACAGACAAAGAGCACCTGCGAATAGGCGCATTGACCCGAAGCCTGAAGAAACTGGCTAAAGAGTTCAAGCTGCCCGTAATCCTTGCTGCACAGGTTAACAAGGACGTGGACCGAAGAGGAGACGGCAGGCCGGTACTGGCAGACGTGAAAGAGGCTGGAGAGGCTGACGCGGACATTGTGATGTTCCTGTGGCCTGACAAGAAGCAGCCTCAATCGGACAAGGAGAGGCATGTATGGCTGACAATAGCGAAGAACCGGAACGGCCCGATGTACGACGTGCCCCTACTATTCAACGGGGAACTCACGACATTCGAGGAAGTCACGGGGTTCGACGTAGTAGCAAGTACATCGAAGAGCATAGAAACGGCCCGTCAAATTGCGTCGAAGGACAGCCAAGAGGATTCCACAGATACCTCGAATTCACGAATCGACGAGTGGTTCAATGACTAAAGAACAGCTACTCAATGAGGCTCAGGCGGGAAGGCTGCCACGCAGTATGACAATCGCGCTGTGGAAGTGCAGAGGGCGTGATGTCACTCTCACCAATTCCGATATGAATCAGTTGGTGCTGGAGAGCAAGAGCGACGAGAACTTAGAATTTCTAATGGAGCAGTTAAAGGTAAACGAAAATGAAGAAGGTAGTGACCGAAGAGCAGAAGGCAAAACTAAGACAGGGGCTTGAAGAGTTCCAGGCCGAGCGCAAGGAACGGGCCGAAAAAGCGATCACGTTTGGGAAGTACAAAGTTTACAAACTGGACGAGCACAACGTGGTTATTGCTGAGGAAGGCAAGGAGTATTTGTACTACCCAGAACTAGCTCATGCGCTAAAGGGGTTACTCCACAAAGAACTGTCCAGCAGCGATGCGCGAGACATCAAGGCTTTGCTGGCAGAAACAGCCCGGATAGAGAAGGCTATATTCTCTTCGTTTTCCTTGTCCTGCAAAGCATCTCCGGGGCTTTAGGGGTCCGTGACGTGTTCTGAGGCGCAACGGCAGAACTAACACCCACCCGCAGCCGGTGCCGGGATGGTGCGAGAAGGGAGAGAAAGGGTAGATGAGAATTGGTTATGCCGATCCGCCGTATCCGGGACAGGCTAAGCGGCACTATGAGCACCATGAAGATTATGATGGCGAGGTTGACCATGCAGAGTTGATACGCCGCTTGAATTCGGAATATGACGGTTGGGTGCTGCATACGTCTTCTCCGGCATTGCGAACCATCGCGCCGCTCATTCCTGATGATGCGAGAATTCTGGCATGGGTTAAACCTTTTGCCGCCTTCAAGCGAAATGTTCCTGTGGGTTATGCGTGGGAGCCAATCATCGTTAAGCCTGCTCGAAAGCCAGTGGTTAGCGGAAGGATAACGCCGCTCCGTGACTTCATGGAAACGGAAGTTGTCAGGTGCTCGATTGCCATGAAAAAGGGATTGACCGGTGCGAAGCCTGAGCCTGTTTGTTTCTGGGTATTCGAGGCATTGGGGCTAAGACCGGAGGACGTTCTGCACGACATGTTCCCAGGGACAGGTGCCGTAGCGAAGGCATGGGATAAATGGCGAGCGATGTTTAGTCTTCCGTGTGACAAAGGCTAACGCCTCCCCCTAATTCCAGGGGCTGAGGCGGTGGTGGGGAGAGGGAGAAGGTGTGGGGATGGACGGTTATTGGCTTTATGAGTGGGATGAAGAAACCAGCCAGTTCGACCCTAATGGCGTCTGGATGGGCAACTACTACGGGTACAGGGCTAAGATTTGGGTGCCTGACTCCATCTCTCCGAATGACGATGAAGCTATCAGCGATTACATCGACCAGCAGCAGTCAGAAGCTGAATCCGGGAGGGCAAACACATGGGCATGACCGCACAACAACCTGACCTGAGAGCACGGGATGTTGCGATTGCGAAGTTGTTGGGCTGGCGCGTGGTTCCCCATAAGTACGGCTCAGACTACGGTTTTTGGCTGAAAAGGCCGGACGGCACTAATGCCATCAGTGAACCTAGAAATTCCGAGTCAACCACTTGGAACCACGCACCCCTGTATTCCACGGACCCCGGCGAGTGCGCGAGGTTGCTGGTGGAGGTCATGAAGCGTGGCTGGTTCAATGACGTTGCATACGTTAAGTATCGCAACACCGAGATTAATCTGAGCAAGTTCGCTTCAGATGGAACGGTGCTCAGTGCCAGCGGCGCATCAGACAACCGGGACCCGGTGCTGGCGTGGTGCGCGGCCTGCTCTGAGGCATGTTTGAAGGCATTGGAGATGGAGGTGGCAAGTGGCAAATGACCGCGTTCGTGTTTGTTGGTGTGGCCTGCACCGAATACCAATTGGAGTTGACGGGATAAATTGGTACTGGACACGTCACTCCGAATCGGAATGCTCCGTAGACCCGAAAGGGTTGGAGATATGCTAGTGCGGGCTTCCGAAGGCTCTTCATTGGGACGGACACGCGCCAAGAGCACCCCGAAATAGTGCATGGAAACAATCAGAGCTAAACAAATGACACCGAACACCGAGCCGCAAGAGAAGCATATCCCGGACTTCTCCACGGTTGGCATGAGACCGAAGATACGGCAGGGCGGCGGCCAGAACTGGATTAGTGAGAACAAGACGCTGGATACACGTAGGGCGAAGGAGGGCGGGGAAGATGTGGAGTGAGCAAGAGGTGGAGGCAGCGTTCCGTGTGTGGGACGAAGCAGATTATACGCCTGAAGAGTTGGAACTTTGCAGAAAAGGTGAAGACATGCTCGCTGCGTACAAGGCGGGGGCGGCATTTGGGCGGGATAAGGGGCTGACCGAAGCCGCCAGTAAGTTCGAGAGTTGGGGATTCAATACTGAGGTTTACGCTCACGATGTAGCAAAGATTATTCGTGCACTGATGACCACCACGCCGCAGCAGGTAGAGGGTGAGGTGCCAGATAGTGATGAGATGGCGAGAAGAGGTGCAAAATGACGCCGGAAGAAGAGGCGGTGATACGGGCCGCTGAGAGCACGTTCCTTAAGAAGAAGTATTGGCGGCACTTTGAGATTAGCCGTCACATGCAGCGCGAATTAACTGTGCTTGAAGACGCAGTTGAGTCCATGCAGGCGCGGCGGGTGCGGGAGGAGGGTGAGTAACATGAGCAGAGATGATCAGCCGATTTACGATAAGTTTACAGTTATCCGAAACGATGGTACTGACGCTGAAGGTGGTAAACATCAAGGGTGCCGCTATATCGTCGTAGACATTGACCACGATGAGCAAGCAATACGAATTTTGTCATATCTTGCGAAGGCGTACATGATAACGCGCCCCACATATTCTGCATCACTGGCTGCGCTTAGGTCCGATCTGGTTGCGGACAAGGTAGTAGATACTGGCGAGAGTTGGGACTAATGGACACTAAACCCGCCGCCGCACCAGCACCAAGTGAACACAGTGAGCAGTGCGCCTTGATTCAGCGATGTCAGGTCATGGAGCATAAGTACCCGGAATTGAAGCTCATCTACGCGATTCCTAACGGGCAGATCGGCGGAAATGCGAGGCTAGGAAAGTGGATGAAGGAGGAAGGCAAGCGGGCTGGAGTGCCGGACCTGTGCCTTCCTGTGGCTAGGTTCGGCATAGCGAACGACTGCGGGGAAATCAAAGCTGAAAACTGGTACGCGCTCTACATCGAAATGAAGAAGCGCGGAAAGAAGCTGGAGCCTTCGCAGAAAGAGTTCATCCCTCTGCTTCAAGAGGCAGGCAACAAGGTTGTCGTGTGCTACAGCGCGGATGAGGCGTGGCGGGAGATTGAGGAGTATTTGAAGCTATGACCACAGAGAAGCCGTCCGCCGCTAACTGTTGGGGTCACGGACAGAAGTGGCCTACAAGCAAGTGTGGGAATTGCGGGCACGTGTTCTGGAAGCATTCTGCCCGTAAAGATAAAGGCCCCGGAAAGTGCAACCACAACCAGAGGTTGCTAGGCGAGTGTTCATGCACCGAATTTTTAAGCTGGAGTAAACGAAAATGAACAACGAACAACACACACCTGCCACCGCACCCGGACCTGCGCCGGGGTCGCGTGGGGACGTGGAGACGGCATATTTTGAATGGGCTAATAAAACCTTTTCTGATGAAACACCAATTTCGTTGGTTGAACTTGATCGAATAAGAGATGGGTTTAAGGCGGGGGCGGAATGGGCTGCGCCGAGCAAAGAGGTGCAGGCGGTGCTGGATGCGGCCCGTGCAGTGTCCAAGTGCCCAACAACTAACTCTCAATACATTGAACTACTGAGCGATCAAGATGATGCTGTACGGCGCCTGGAGCGGGTGGAGGCGGGGCGCGAGTGCGAGTGCGAGAAAGGTGGCAACAATGGCTCCTGAGCAATTAAAGCCGCAAGTAGACCAGATGCAGGCAGACCTTCAGAGATCCGCAGATAGCCTTCGCAAAATGATTGACGGTCCGGGGTTTATAGACTGGGGCGAGGCTGACTTTATTCAGGGCGGTTTGCTGGTAGTCGAAAACAACCTTAAAGACGTTATGGCGCAGTCACGCAAAATCCGAAAGGCTTGCACGCCATTACTAACGTTCCCTTATGGAACAGCACCAAAACCAAAGGAGGCACCTGATGCCTGACACCACCGTGGAAGTGGCGGTACGAGCTATGCGAGGAGTGAAAGATGGCTAAGCATGAATGGGTCCCGTTTCCTCTGTACCGTGCTGAGGGCGTCATCTGGTGCGAACAGTGCACGGTCATCAAGAACGCTGACAACGCCGAGCGAGAATGCAAAGGGCGTGTTAAACTCCGAAAGTTTGAGAAACCGCTGGGGCAGGCCGGGGGTGGGGCGGCGAAAGGAGCGGAGGAGTGAGATACCCGCAATTTACAGTAGGCCAGCTATGCGATGCAATGAAAAGCGCGGAATCAGCAGACGCCGCGCTGGACCTGCTCGATAGCGAAATATTCGACACGTTCGGGATCGAGTTCAAAGCGCGACGTGACGAGGTTGACTTCGAGAAGCTGAAACGAGATATACGTGGAGTTGTAGCGTACCTGTGCTTTGGCCCTGAACAGGAAGTTACCCACCCCTCAACCTGTCCAGAAACCCCTTCTTCTGAGGAGGTGCTGGACTTTTAACAGGCTCTACATAGTTCGGGTCTACATCCGCGTCTTCCAACCCTTGCAGCCCTACGCACATCTCAAGGATGGTCTGCCAGTACCTGCGGACAGGAGGGTTCGGAGCCGTGGAGACGCGCCGTTCAGCCTCTGCGCGGATTTCAGATATTCTTAACGATGCCATGCGAATCTCCTGATAAGAAAGGGGGTGATGTCCAAGTGGGAGACGCTGAACCTCAAGAAGTCTATCCTCTCTTTAAAGTGAAGTAACCGGGTACTGCGCAGAGCATGGTATAAACTCAGCGCAACCTTCCCAAACCTGATAATGCTCCGGCCCGCGAACGCTCCGTCAGAGTGGTGCGGTGAATGGTAGATCACCTCCATGCCTCCAGAGCCGCCGGGAGGAGGCGAGCCAGATTCAAAGTACATGCCCACAAGGTACTGCCTGTCTGCCGCGTCAAATGCCCCGTCAGGGGTAACCATCCCGTTGATGTCCAAGAGTGCGGCCTGTCGCTTTGCTAATGTATCAATCGCCATTAGCTGTAAGCGCCTCTAGTAAATGTGGTTCCATCATCCGATTTCGTAGATGTGCCCACCGGAGTAGACCCGTCATTCTTGAAGACTGTTTCCGTGGTGGATGTTTGTGTTCTCTTGTTGTGAGATTGAACATACATCCAGTTCAAAGCGTTCAAAGCAGATGCGGTAATACCCGGCACCGCTGCGAGGTCAGACATGGTTTGTGCCCATACATTCGCAGGTACATCGGCCAACAGTTTCCCGAACGTGCCAGCCGTCGTGTGCGCGGCAGTGGCAATATCCCACGGCGCACCACCTATCGCAGTTAACGCGCCTGCTGTGAACGCAGTGTCCGCGATGCCTGCTGCGCCAATGCCCTGTACGTAGCCAGCAGGCAGCATCATGTACACAGAGGTGCTGTCTGGGGCTGTGGTCCACGCAGGGAATACCGTGGCGACCTTGGTAGCTCCTACGTAGGACAGGACCATACGGACTTGATCAGAGCCTGTCCCGCCTCGAATGTAAACCCACTGACCGTTGTAAATATTATCCGTAGCGACCGCGTTGGAGTTCAAGGTAATCGTAGACGCACCGCCCGCAGCAGCGAGACCTTCGTTCACCGAGAACCCGTTGTCAATCGGGTAGATGCTAAACACGGATGTGCTGTCAGGATTGGTGCGCCAAGCCCGGTCAATAGTAGCCACCTTCGTAGACCCAACGTAGTTCAAAATCATTCGGTTCTGGCCCGCACCTGTGCCTGCCACAATCAGGATCATCGCAGGGTCATACAGCCCGTCTGTTGCAGAAGCGGAGGCGTCCAACGTGATAGAGGTAGCCCCGCCTGCCTGAGCCGTACCTGATCGGATTATGTTGCGCGAAGAGTTCTTGCGCAGCGTGAACCGCTCCACCACCGAGCCTACAGCCGAAATCGAATCCACTGTACCGGTGGTGATAACGATGTCAAAGAACGAGCCTGCCGAGTAGAATGACGTGTCCGCCGAGGTGTCTATGGCTACGTGGTTTAGTCCGGTAACGCTGTCAAAGTCCACGGTGAGGGTAACGCCCGTGGTGGACTGAGTAACCGAATTGTCCTTGTAAACGCTGATGGCAGGAGTGCCTGCCAGGGTGAACGGTGCGCCGGTGGATGGGCGAAACGTAGTGAACTTATGATATATGATGGAGCTGGTCTCGAAGTCGCCTAAGCCCACTAGATTATCCTCACTACCGGAAGAGCCAGCCCCGCTGCGCTTGCCTGTGACTGCTGTGCGCTGATGTCCTGATAGTTATTTGTGCCGCCAGGGTAAACCGTAGGATACGCGGTGGCTCTCAGCAACGCGCCCTGCCCTGCTGTATTGTTCGGCGTAAAGTCCATAGAACCTGCATTCGTGAAGAATGACCCCGCACTCTGGGCAATCTCCCCTTGAACATTTTGAGCCAAAATCTTCGCGGTATCGTACTTGGCCGTGGTGTTGTTGTAGAATGCGCAGTTCTGCATTCTAACCGAGCCATATACACCTGCTGCTGAAGTACCTACTCCGTACGCCCCGTTGGTCTCGAATATGCAGTTAATGAATTGAGCTTCACCGGCAGAGTTCTGCAAGTCTATCGCGCTGCTGAACATATTATAGAACACACACTCCTGACAGTTCAGCTTGCTCGTGCTAGTTAAGACTATAGCATTACCCGCTGTTGTATTGGTGTCGAATTCACAACGTGTAACAGAGATAACAGCGGTAGAAGAGGAGCTTATACAGGAACTCTGGTTGTCGTGGAACAGGCATCCATAAAAAGCAATCGCAGCGGTTGAGCTTATACTGACAGAGGCTGAAGTAATCGAATCGGTGAACTCGCAGCCAACAACATTGTTCTGACTTGTTGATCCACTCGCGCTTATACATAGCGCAGAAAACCCCATGAACTTGACATTCAGGATAGCCTGCTGCCCGTTACCCAGAGAGATGCCGCGTGTACTGGTAAAGTTAGCACGGTTCCCATCGAATATGAAATTCTCGAAATAGTTGCCTACATTCGAGAATGTTATCATCGCTGTAGAAGCCGCGTTAACACCCCACCTCAAAGTTGGCCGATTACCTGTGTTGTCTCCATGCGTTACATCGTATCCACGAAGTAGGACAGGAAGAACAGTCGTACCTACCGCAATCGTAATTCGACCATTGGCTACGTTGTTTGTCGTAGAGGTTGCCGTGTAAACGTTGGTGGCATGGTACTTAACCCATATGCGATTCCCCGCAACGATAGGCACCGAGCCAGCTTTGCCAAGCGTAGCCAGTCCACCGCCCATTCTCCCAACCACAGTCTGAGCCGCAGTTCCTACCGCGCGGTCCATCGTCCACGTGTTCGTGCCTGTGTTGACAGAGACAATCTGGTAGAACCCCGCCGTTGCGGTTCCACCCGTCACCTGCAAGACATTGCCCACGTCACCAGCCAGCACGGTATACCCAGCCAGCAGAATGTCCGTGGTAGTTGCCTGCACAACTCCTGTAATCGTAGCTCCATCAATGAACACCTGCGCTGCGTCCTGCTGTGATCGGTCCGTGCCGCCAGAGGCAGTGTTGAAACCACCTCCATTTAGATCGTTGCCCCCTGTCCGAAGCTCAATATCTACTGTTGCTGAAAATGCCATTACAGGTATTGACCAATCTTATCAACGGAGGGTAAAATACAGGACATGAAAACCTCCAATAACGCAAAATGCGCACAGTGCTCAGCAGAGTTTTACAGGATTAAATCACGACTATCTAAATCAGCCCTTCAGTTTTGTAATGTATCATGCAAAGCCGAATGGCAAAAAACCGGACTGAAAGGTGAGTCCAACCCCTGCTATAGATACGGGAGACACATAGACAAGCGCACTGGATACGCCTACGTCGGCAAGCCTGCCAAGCTGGAACACCGCGTGATAATGGAGGCTCACCTTGGTAGAAAACTGCTACGTTCTGAACACGTACATCATATCAACGGCATAAAAGGAGACAACAGAATCGAAAATCTCCAATTAATGCCTGCTTCCGATCATATTACTATGCATTCAACAAAAGATACATGGAGCAAACACGGCCACTCGGAATGCATCGTATGTGGCACATCTTCTATTCGCCATAAATCTAAAGGTCGCTGTGCCAAATGTTACGAATCTCAGCGTCCTTCAAGGAATAGATAGCGTTGCCATAGGTTAAGAAGCCTCTAACGGACGAACACAAGGAGCCGAGATAATCCCATCGTTCAAGGTAGTCACCACGTCAAGCTGCCCGAACGCCTGAGTCACCTGGAGCTTCGTAAGATTAGCAACTCCCTCGCTTGTCCGGTTCTCAGTGACTATATCGGTATTGCCAGCCAGATTGTACTGACTGCCGCTTGCGTCGATCTGCTGCTGATACTTGATTTTCATGGCCGACACTTCCGCTTTAAGCGCACGGGCGCGTTCGCATAACGGGCGTATCTGCTCACGAACAAACCTCACGGTCTCCAAATCAGTTATGTCAGGCACTAGAATCTCCTTTTTACTTCATTCTGATAATCGGCCCTGTCGCTGGTACTTCCTTCGTCGCGCTGTCCTGAATGCTCTTGTCTTGTCCAATGGCCGCGCCAATGGTGTACGTCTTGTTCGGGTACTGCGTGATGTCCACTCGGGCAAACCCTACACCTACATCGTCGCCATTCTCGGTAGAGCTATCGTACGAGCGGCCTTCAATCAGAACGACGCACTTGATACCTGCCGAGTGGTTGTTGTCATCGAACCATGAATACTTTATGCTCTTAGCATCGCCAACTACGAATACGGGCTGGTCTATCTTGACCTGCCAGTTACCGAGTTCTTTGCCTTGAGCTACACCGTACACGTAGTACAGGTCGGTGAGGTTCAGCTTCCCGTACGTGTCTACCTGAAGCGTTTTAATCGGGGGTGGTTGTGCTGCCATTGGTTTTTCCTTTACGCGGTTGCCGGAACTTCAAAGCAGTCCGTGCACGACTTGAGTGCTAATGAATCCCAGGGCCTGCTGTCTACCCCTACGCCTCCATGAGATTCGAGTGTCATTCCTTGATGGACGAGCCACACGTGACCGATCTTCCTGTTTGGCGTAACACGAAGAAACGCGATGAACAGGCGGTTCGGATCGTCTTTCGCATACAAGACATCGCTGTATTTGTCCAGCTTATGCAGGCTATTCTCAGCCCACGCCAGTTGAACCTGTGATCCGTCCGGCAATACCAACTGTCCGCCGGTCGCCTTCGCAAGCGCGTAGCGGGTCCACCCGGAGCAGTCGATACCGGTGATGTCGTGGCTGTCCATACTGAGCGAAGACGCCTTCGCGCCGTAAACATACTTAACGCGCTTCTTCATATGCTCATATAGCTCTAGAAGAGCCTCTAAACTTACCGGCGTCAATGTGTTCGCTCCAGAACAAGCCCAACAATCTTGACCTTCTTGTTGCCCTTGAGCCGAATGAACCCTACGTCAAGACCTGGGTCGATATCCACGTCGCAGGTATCGCCAACCGCAGTCGCTTCAATCTTTGCGTCTGCAATAGCGATGTCCGTTACAAGATGCAATGCGGTCCCAATAATGTCTGCCATTAGTTTTTCCCTTTCGATTTGAGTATCTCGATATCCTCATGGTCCTTTTCGATCTTCTCTTGCAACCTCTGGATATCCGTACGCAGGTTAATTCTGTCCTTTGTGCTATCCTGGTCGAATATCTCTCCGGCAATAGCTCGGTCCTTCAGAGCCTGATAGTCCTTCGCTGATGGAGCTATCTGCGCGAAGTCGTGTTCAAGCAAAGCCAGCCGAACATTTACGGTATACCATGCCGTAGACAGTGCGACAGTTATGGATATGATGGCTCCTCCAACAAGCCAGATAGCCTGCATAAGAGTGAACGCTTGATTGTATCGGTTCGGCTGAACAGTATCGGTCATTGCCGCCTCTGCTGGCTGTCAAAGTAACTGTCGATGCGCTTAACCGCTGCCCTCATCTCCGCGTTGGCAACGGCCTCGCGCAAGTCCTTCTGATACATTGCATCCCACTTCCGAGCCTCGGTTTCCATGAACGCTTCAAGCCTCGCATCCTGAACAAGCTGATGCTCTTTCATAAGGCGAATGCTTTCCGTGTTGTCCCGGATAGCATCGCGGTTCGGAACAATGGCAAGCATGATAAACCCGATTAGCTGAAGAAGTCCAAGAATGGACGCAACGCTATATATCTCCTTACGGGGCGGCGATACTTCCGCATGATTTTTAATCTCGCGTGCTGTCATTTTGAAGGCTCCGACGTTTAACAAAGGGTTACGGCCTCGGACATTCGGGCTGGTCTACTGGTGGGAAAGGTATCTGGAAAGGCGGCGGGAACGGAGGTACGCCAATACCACCACCCGCAATCCATGCGGCTAACTGCTGGTTGTACGTATCCCAGGCGTGCATCTGCTCAACGTACGTATCGTAAGCCGCCCACTCTGAAGCGCAATCGTCCACTCTTGGCCTCCTTAGAACATCCCTAGAATAATGATAACATCCGTGCCAACTGTCTTTCGCAGCCACAACTGCCGAACACTCGCGTGTTCATACCCGAACTGCTGATCTGTTCCACCAACCTGAACCTCGGCCTGCGTATCGGACGTTGGCGTATTGATGGTGTTCGTCTTCGTCAGGAACGTACTGCCCGCCGCGTTCGATGCAGACGAGCGCACAAGGGTATTGGGTATCCCGCGGGGAAAGTCGTTGTTATCACCCGGATACGGCTTCTTGCCCGCGTCCAGGAGAGCCTGATAGGTTGCATAACCTACTCCATCGGTGGCGATGATGTTCCACGCGGTTGAGTTCGCGCTGAACTCGCAAGTCACTCTATTTGGATAGAACGGTGAATTTCCGTTAGCCATTACAGTTTTAACCTCACTTTTCGAGACAATGAACGACTAGGACTCCCGGAACCTTTGTAACCTTTCAAGAGGCTCTTACCCTTGGGTGCCGGTTCTGCTTTAGGCTTCGGCGAATGCCCAACCCTCACACCAGTCGCTTCGATAGGAAACGCCGTCAAGAACGCTATAAACGCTTTCGCGGTCTTGTCATCCGTTCCCTTTTCCCTTAACGTATCATACACTTCTCGCATCGCGCCTGCAAGTGGGATAGGGCCGTGACTGACTGCATATTCGCCCCATGAGTAAGGCTCTCTGCCACTATCTACGGCCTTCCGCTTCATCTCCGCACTTGCGTTCGGGGTGGGCCTTCCAATCGCATCTTTACGCAAGGCAAGGTCTATGGCTATCCCGTACTGAGGAGCCAGCTTACCTCTTGCGTATTCGGCTGCGGCACCACCAATCTCCCGCATATCAGACTTGGCCGCACCCTGCACCACACGAGCAAGAAACCTCACCGGAGCAAGCGCATTGCCTGTGAAGTCCAACGTCCTGCCGTTCCACTTGAACTTCATAAAGTCGGTCTTCGTAGGATCAGTAAAGTTTACCTTGTCTTTCTGTCCTGTGGCCTGCTGAAGCCCCGCATTTGCTCCCAATGCGCCCAAATAGACCGCTACAATCTCCGCCGCCGTCTTCACCCTGTGTACCGCGATAGCCTGTTCAGCAGGCGTAGCGTTCTTCCAGTTGGCAAACGTCTTCGCCGTCTTTACCGGGTCGCCAATCAGGGCCTTCCACCGAGACGCTTCTAGCGAAGAAGCAAACATTCCTTCATGCACCACATCCGCGATAGGCCCGTGTCCTATACTGCCGGACCCACTTGCCCCGTTTACCCAATCCGCGACGGCCTTCTGCATGTCGGGGTCTTTTTGAAGCTCTTCTGGGAGCTTACTCATCACATGATCATAGTACTCACTGCGAAACACTTTGAGCGCATCCATACCTCTGTTACCGGCTCGCCCAACGTTGCCGATGAACTTCCCGTACAACTGGTAATCGTCATAGATGCGGTTCGGGTCCACCTTCAAGCCCGCCCTCATCTTCTCGATAAAGTTAGGGCTGCGCTCCAATGTCTGCATCGCCGCTTCGTGAATTTCGGGCCGAGCAACGAACTTGAACTGATTGATGAAGTTAGGCCAGTACGCGGACCATGAAGAAGGACGAGCGATGTTCTTGCCAGCATGAGTAATCATGCCTACCGCGCCATGCCCGAATACTGCTAACCCTCGCGGGAAGTTAGTGACCGCGCGAAACACCTTCACATACCCAGGCTTGCCCGCAGACTCAACAAACGCCTTCGCATTAGCCACCGCGTTCCTGCGATAGCTTTGCACCCGGTACATGTCGTTCGTCAGTGTGCGGATGGACTTATTCTGCGTGAACGCATGATTGACCCACTCTGATTTCAAGCCAAGGTCACGAGCCACGCCTGAAACGGTGTCATGGTAATCCGTGCCCTTGTCGATGTAGTTCTTCTTGGCATGGTCCCATATAGCCCGCACCTCAGAAGTGGTGAAGTTGGGCATCGTATCTTTTGGTATCGCGCCAGCCTCTTTGTTCTTCATTACCTTCGAGGCGAACAGGCTGTTGTCAGCGATACGCTTTGCAAAGTGTTCCCGCAGCGCGACAGGGTCGGAAGGCACTGATTTCACCCGCACGGAACGCGTGCCCGCAGGTGTGGCAGCCTTCTTCTCAGCCGTCGCCTTCAGTGCTTCGTCAATCTGCTTCTGTAGATCAGAGATGCGCGTCTCGTAGCCCTTCACGGTCTCTGCGTGCTGTGTAGCTTGCGCCTCTTCGTTGGCGTTCATATTTCGCTTGGCACGATTAAAAAACTCACGGTCTATACTGGTGAATGAGCCGGTGTCTAAATCAGTCTCGCCTTGCTGTGCTTTTCCTGTATTGCTCCACTCGGTTTGATATGGCTTGATACGCTTTGCCCATGCAGTCTCTGCATCCTTCGCATCAAGATACTTCTGCTTTAGGTTGGCATCTTCAGGCTTCGCTCGACTGGCATCATACGCTCGATCAGTAACTTTTCCAAGCTCTTCATACCTAGCTCTGATAATTGCCATGTCTTCGGCAGATACTGCTTTGCCGCGTTCTTCCATACTGGCCAAATGTTCTTCAGGGTTAACACCTTGCTTTATAAGCTCTCGCCCACGCAGCACGCTATCCTCGGGGCTTATGCCTTCACCCGGTTTAATCTCGCCTATCTTGCCAGCCTCAGCCCGTACATCGTGAACGCGTTGGGCTATGCCGGTGGTCTTAGGCTCGACAGGTTCCGCAGGTACGCTCTCAGAGGCCCGTGGTTCCGCCTTAACCCCCGTTACAGCGGGAGCCTCTGGAGCGACCGCAGCCGGGGTGGTGGGGGCTGCATCTTTAGCAGGCATCTCGATACCGTAGACTGGCTTGCCATTCTTCCCAATAACAGGTGCACCCGATTCATCGGTCTTGATAGTGTACGTTCGACCGCCCTGCTTAAACGAAGCCGGAGGCGCAGGTTCAGGCTGCACTGGTTTAGTATTCTGTGGTTGTTCCGGGACCGCAGGACCTGTAGCCTCCGACACTTGCGGCGTGGTGACTTTCGTGCCCTTAGTCTTCCCATGCTCTACAGTCTTCACGCGATTACTTACAGGAGCTGTCTCAGCAGGTATCTGTCCCTGCTTCGCCGCCTCTCTCATTCCGTGCACGCCAAGCCCCAACATGGCGAGGTCCATGATAGCGCGTACGGGGTCCTTCTGTAACATGCCAATAGGATCTTCAAGCAGCGGGGCAGCCTGAGTAGCCACCATCGCACCGCCCATGCCAAGTTGCGCGGCCTTACCGAGCCCGCCAGTTGCATAGGTTAGGGGGTTAGTTACAAGGTCGCCGAGTATAGCCCCTGCATTATCCATTACCTTGCCAACGAGAGGCTCGTTCTGATAACGCTTCTGGTTATACATCTCAGTTTCAGGTCTGCCGAGGTTGCGCAGTGGCTGGTCCTTTAGCTCCGCCATCTTCTGAAGGAAGTTCATAGCAGCGAGCTTCTTCTGCTCCTCCACGTCACCGGGAAGTGTTGCAGGGTTACCGACCATCTCACCAAGATTGTAGAGCGCAGCCTTTACCGGGGCAGCGGGGTAGGAGAGAGCCTTGCCAGTACCCGCAATTATCTTCTGAACTATGTTGCGATCTGCTTCAGGTGGTGCGGCCCGCATGGTAGGGGTGTTACGCCGGTCCTGACGAGTAGCCCGTGCCAAGTCGCTGACCTGCGTCTCCGTCAGGTTAGGGTTCTGCCTGCGAATGAGTTCTCGCTCATAGTTCAGCGGGGAGAGAGGACCGATGGGTTTCGCGGCTTGATCGGCTTTGTAGGTGTCCGAGACTACCCTCGCATTGCCACCCACGAAGTCACCGATAGCACCGCCAATCTGTGCGCTATCTGGTACATCCTCGTACCCGTCAGGAGGTGGAGGCATCGCCGCGCTTGCCTTTGTCTTAGCAGCAGGCGGCGCGGCGTCCTCGTATCCCGCAGGAGGTGGTGGTAGGGTGTCAACAGGCATTACTTAATCCACTGCCCATTCTTTAAAGTGAACGTTTCCATAACTCCGGTCTTCTTGTTCTTGAACTGTCGTGTCACAGGCGTCGGTGGTCCGTACCGTCCAACGGGTGCGCCTGTTGCAGCAGGACGAAGTGTCGCGCCTGCGGACGGGTCGATAGGCATAGGTCCTAACCCACCAAGAGGAGGGAGTGAGTTTCCGCCGTTGAACTTCGGGAGTTTCGCAGGCTGGCCTGAACTAGTCAAAGGAATCTGGTCTATCCCTAGAAGCATCTGAAGCTGGTTGTTGATAGTCTTTTGTTCGTTCTGTATCCTCTGAACTTCAGCAGTCTTTTGAGGAAGGTTCTGCTCTCCCGTTTGCCATTGGATACGAGCAGCCTGAAGGTCTTCCAATTCCTTTGGAGTCGCCGTTCCTGCTACCTGCTTCTGGTAAAGCGTCTGGATGACATTCCCGTAGAACTTATGCTGGTCTGCCGCAGTTTGCTCGGCTGCCTTCGCATGAAGAAGTTCCGTATCTAGCCTACCATTCTCACGGCCAAGGTATTGACGTATTGCACTGGCTTCTTGACGGGCAGCCACACTATTCGGTCCCTCTTGGCCTGTCTCTGCCTTCCAGCGTTGCGTTTGTGCGTTGAACCAATCTATGCTGAGTTTCCCGTTCTTATAAGCCTGATCATACTTTCTGGCAAGCGGCATGTCCTTGGTTCGGGCGTCATTAAGCATCTGTTGAGAATGCTTCAAAGCTTCCTCTGCTGCCTCTTTAGTCAGGTTAAGAGTAATAGCCTGCTCGTACAAATCAGTACGGGCTTTGTCCATCTGGTTTAAGACTTCACGGTGACCTATCAAAGAGTTGGCAAGGTTCTGCGTGCGCTGGAAGGCAGGCGATACCTCGTTCTGCGCATCCTGCAATGTAGGCTGTGGCTGAAACTCTACAAGATTCCCGCCCGTCTGAGTTGGTCCATACGCGCCCATATCCGCACGCTGCTGAGCTCCCGCGTTCGCCTGCGACACATGCGCGGCAAGGGCCTGTAGAGCGGAGCCAAGGATATTCTGCTGGTCCGCAGGGTCAACCCCTGCCGTGTCCATCGCTACTTGACGTGTATCGCCAGTCTTAGGATAATTAGCCCCGAACTGCTGACGGGCCTTCTGCTTCAGGTCATTCGCATTCTTCGCTTCCGTAGCAGCCTGCTTCTGGTCAGCGGTCTGCTGTCGCGCAGTCTCACGTGCTACACGGTCAGCCTCAATCTTATCGGCCCTTGCGTTATCCGCGTTCCGGTCTTCTATCTGGCTCTTCCGGTAGTCCTGAGTAGCAGCAAGGTTATCCCTACGGAACGCATCAGTCTGCTCCAGTTGATGCTGCTTGTACGCGTTCTCCACTTCCTGCTGGATAGCGTCCTGCTTCTGCTTCTCTTGCTGGTTGTGGAGCTTCATGGTATCCGTATATGCACCTAGAAACGCATCTACTAACCCAGGCATCAGGAACCTCCCCAATTCTGGTAGATATTGCCCCACTGTCCTGCGGGTAAATCACCGTACTCCATCTGACCGGCAGGGCCTGAGTTTCCACTCTGTACGGTAGTTCCACCAAGGTTCTGCCTGATCGGTGGCGTTCCCATTGTACGCCCACCACCAAACCCGCCACCCGTAGCAAACCCCAACAGACCGCCAAGCTGAGACATGGACTGGTTATGTTCCTGTGTAGCCTGCTGACCTAACTGCTGCTGCATGTTCACTGCGCCGGCAGTCTGTCCGTTCACCAAATTCCCAATCTGGGAAATAGCGTTCAATCTGCTGTTATAAGCATTCTGCCCCGCCTGCTGCTGGTTAGAGCTTATCTGCCCGACCATCTTCTGCTTCAGGTACGCTTCCGCCGCCTTCATAGAGGAACTATCCCCGAGACCGCGTGCAGCGAGGTTGGCCTTCGCCTTGGACATGATACGGTTCATCGCTTCAGAGTCGAGGCTGTTTTGCTGGTTCAATGCGCCCTGCTGTGCCGGGTTCAACGAGAACGGGTCCTGAGAACTGGCAGGGTCCGATGGATTACCGCCATTCGGATACATAGGGTTCTGCTGGGCCTGCGGGTTCTGCACGCCGGTGAGGTGCGCAAGCTGTGCGATAAGCTGGGAGATTTGCTGGCTGCCCTGCTGCTGCGCCTTCTGTGCCTGATCCCCATGCCCGGAATCAGAATAATTTCCACCCTTAAAAAGTTTTACCCCGATTGGTGAGGTCAAATTGTTGGCGAAACTTCCCATTATATCGCTCCACTCATCCGGGTCATGTCCGGCTTAAACCCCATGCGCTCGTACAACTTAAGCAACCCCTTATAATGCGGGTTCTTCATCGACACGTACAAGGCAACCTTCTTGACCCCATTGGACTGCAACATCGTCTTCGTGCATCGCCATAGTTCGGCGCAATCACGGAATATCGTATCGGGTGCGCCCTTGCGCTGAAACATGCAGAGCAGGGCCTCGTGACCCTCCACAGCGCACCCGACTATAGCAACGGGGCAGCCCCGCGTCTCCAGTATATACACTTGCAGCCGTCCTGTCGATAGGGCCTCCCAAACTTCCATATGAGAGGAAGGCTCATGCTCGAATTGACTGGCTTCCTGCGCCTCCAGAATAACCCCGATGTCCTCGAACGTAGCACGTCTAACCATGCCGGACGATTGACCTTTGAGCATTAGCACTATCGGAGTAGTGAGGAGAGTGCCGCACGATGTCTGCCACTGTGTTTCCACCACCTCCACCTCCCGGAGTATAAACGATTGTCAAAGCTATGTTGTCCAGCCGGTAATCTATGCTTGACCCGGCAAAATTTGTCGTCAGGATGACCTGTAGCTCTAATCGGACATCAGTTGCAGAAGGTTGCCGGTTGGCATTGACTGCCTGCGCTCCTCCTGGCGTTCGCGCTCCCCATCCTGTACCGGACGCGGGGATAACCGAGAGGTCAATCAAATCACCTCCAGCGGTAACACTCACGCCTCCACTGTCCACCACGCGGGCTGAGAACGTGCCGGAACACCCTACGTTCAAAGTCTGCGTCTTGCTATCCCACCCGGTAATCTGGACACTGGTGACCGTGCTGCCCGCGGGAACTCCCCAATCCTCCCACGTCTGTCCCGTCGCGGCTCTACGGGCTTTCTCCGTGACCGCTACGAGGTTATCCGTGGTTGTAGTGAACCCTACGCATCCAGGCGGGTTTCCGTCTGCACCAACGAAGGCAAACGCTATCGCTGCGGAGAGTCCTTCATCAGCAAGCCCTTCTGCATCGGCAAGAAATACCCACGTTTTTATGACGGTCGCCATTAAGGTTCTACAATCTGGTAGGCAACGGTGGATGTATCCGTTGCGCTTGAACTGGTTATGGTGAACGACTGGCCCGGTATACGGGTCGAAACTCTAAGCCACCCAGGAGTCCCGCTGTCCTGCTGTGAAGTCAGGAAGATAAGACTGGACAGGGTGACGATGGAGCTAGACACCACGCGTACACCTGCTACTAAGGCCACGGAACCTGTCTTAGAACCAACGCCCCCGAGCTTACGAACAGGTCCTGAGTTCGCCGCCTGTCCTCCCGGCACCATCTCGGGCGCGGGGCCAAGATTGGTTATGTCTACGCCGACTCTGTTGATTGCCATTAGCTCAGGAACGTGTACTCAAGAATTGAATCACCAAGTGATAAGTCGTTGTACGTGAACTCCAGTTCAGCCCAAACTACCTCGCCCTTCATAGCCGTAGTCCACTGCTGCTCAAACAGGCTTCCGTGCTTACGGATGGAACTCCACGCAAAGATAGGCCACTGCTCTACGAGCTTCCCATCCGCATACCCGCGAATGGTCCCTAGTCTCGTGCCCCTTTTCGCCGAGGTGACCCCGTACTGAATGAAGAACCCAGGACGTTTCGTGCGGTTCTCGGGCGGGCCATCACCATCAAAAGGGCGGGTCCGATAAAGAGCATTAACGGTAGCAGGGGCATCTATATCCTTTGGAGTGTCTGCCACAGTGAAGTAGTTCAGGTATGTTGCGAAGCTGGATAAATCGCCTATGGTTATGAACAGGGTCTCTGGTGCTGAACCGGGTATCTGGGCATTCTGGGCAAGATACCTTGTAACGGTCTTAATGAACCCATACCCCGCGTTAGACCAGCCGTTCGCCTGCAAGCAATAGCACAGCGTTTCGTTGCCGAGGCTGATATAGTATCGGTTCTGGCTATAGAACGAGTTCACGTTCAAGAAGACTGCCGAGGTCACCTGAATACTCTGCTGCCTGCCTGTGGAGGTAGGCTCATCAAAGTTAGCCGTAGCCGTGAAGCCCTGAAACATATGATCCAGTTCCGAGCTTATCTTCCTTATCGCGTATCCGTTCTCGTATCCGAGGGTATACACTCCGTCGTCGGACAGGAAGAATACATCGTTTTCGCATCGTTGTACGCTTCTAGGGTTCGCGCAGCCTCGCTCATGAGCTGGTCTAAGTACGAAGGTGCTAGAGTCATCACCGTAGAGCAGCGAGATGGTGGTCCGCTTAAAGACAGCCAATAAGGACCCCAGATTAGCAAGTCCTGTGACTTCATTATCTCCCTTTCCTCCCACCATGACCCGTAGCCCGTCAGTGGCGTTGTCCGGTAAATCGAGGCTGCTGAACTGCGTAGGACTGCCTGCGTTGCTTATCTGGATAGTCGATGGGCTGATTTCGTCATTCAGCACCAGCCTGTCTTTCCAGAACTCCATTATATTCGATGAGCCTGAGAACGGAGGCCCAAGCGCACCGGGTGGATCGTTCTCTCCTGGGCTTGGTGCTACGTCGCCTGTCGCTACGGTAGCATCAGAGTTCCCGTCCGCATAGTTACCTGTCCCGATAGCCACGGTCGTCACGAAGTTGAACGTGGTTGCTCCGGGGTTCAAGCGGTAGATGTTCCACGAAGCAATCCCCGTCAAACCCCCTGTCGAGCCTGAGCCTCTGGTAACCGTGACTGTGCGATTCGTACCTGTCAAGGTGATGCTCGTGATGTCCGATGGGCTGCTCTCCCTGCCGAACTCATCCACCATCGTTGTCAGGTACGAGTATGTGCTGGTGAGAGTTAACGAGCCGCCCGCGCCCTGTGCTAACGAAGGTGCGCCGGGAGTATTGAGGCCAAGTGCATAGAAGTGCTCCGTGCCGCCGGGGTCTTCTACGTAGTACCGGTAGAGCAATCCCCCGATGGAAATCACCAACTCCGTCTTGAACTGTAAACTCGTTACTCCAGCGGCTGCGGAGGCTCCGGCAGTGGCAACAGTTGTAAGCGCACCCAGGGAATAGTAACTATGCTGTCCATCCAGCCGCTCGTCATAGTTCCACACGTTATACAGGGGAGTGGAGTATACGGTTGTCCCGCTGAACAGGAGGAGCTTATCCAACTGCCCGTCACTTGAGAGCCACGTTGCGGTTCCATGTATCGTTATCCCCAATGCACTCTGAATGGTCTTGAGCAGCGGAGCCATATCCATACGGTTCTGTCGCGCAGGCGTGAACCCTTTAATCAACTGGCACCGGTTCTCGGGCATAGCCGCAGGATCGGTATCCGTAGCCATCCCTAAAGGCGCACGATGAAGTTGTGAGGTATACACACTCAAAAGATAATCACCCTGCATCCGGCAATCGCGCCGCCTGTCGTCAGGTTCACGTTCGCCACGTTACCCGGCAGGCTGATAATCAAGGGGCCGTTAGGGTTAAGCGGGATTCCCGTATCCCCGGTTACGCCCTTCAAGGTAATCGTGACCGCGTTGCCTCGTGGTGGTACGAAGATGAAGATGCGAGAATTTGTCTGGTCCAGAATGTTGATCTGGTTGAACCCGTTAACAAGGTTAATAGTCTCGTTGAAGATAGGCGCGAAGTTGCTAATCCACGTGTCTATCGGGATAGGGTTCTGCCCGGACAACGAGGCAATCGCGGATATGAACAGCTTGGATTTACCGGGCGCGTTCCATGTAGGAGGGCTAACGTCACGGATGTTCGCAGGCATTTTTAGCTCCTAGATAGTTATGAACCGGCATCCGGTAATGGCTGCGCCACAGGAGATGGCAATACTCGTTGCGGCAGGACTGGCTGGCAGGGACAGGAGCACAGGGCAGTTCGGATGCACCGATATACCCGTGTCGCCAATCGGTCCCTTCAAGGTGATACTCGTGGTGTTCCCGTCTGGAGGAATGAATATGAACAGTCGTGCGTGTGTGCCATCCACAAGGTACGTGTTGTACCCGTTGGCGAGGTCCGCGATGATGTCCGTGTAGGGCGAATAGTTGTTGATCCACACGTCCAGATTGATAGGGTCAGGACTGTCAGCAGAATGCTGCGCGGAGATAGCCACGCGCCCATTACCGGGGGCAACCCATGAACTCGGGGATAGGTCTCGAACTGCCATTAGCTTCTATTCCTGTTAAAATATGTAGACATTTCAATACCTACGTCGGCCCCAGCGACGCATCATACGTGCGTCAAAGATAAGATCAGGAGCCACTTCGTCATTACTGCCACCATTGAACCACGCGGCAAGTCTTTCTAACGCGGCGGTTGCATCCGGTGCGAACGCTTCGGCCCTTGACCGCATCTCCACGTCATTCGGCAGCATCTTAGCCAGTTCTATCAGGGCGATGTACAGCACCGAAGGGTCATAGTCTGTGGGTATCTGGTCAAACCCGTCAGTGTCATCGTCAGGAGCGAGTATCCCGCACCCGGCCATAAACTCCAGATACCCATCGGAGCTTGGCGCAGGCAGGATATAGAGTTTGTAACCCTCAATGGCAAACCTTCTCGCACTGCTGGCTGCTTCTCCGATGTACTGCGATTCTATCCGGTCTAAGCTCGATAGGATAGTCGGAATAAGCCTCTGGTGCGTCTCCGTACCATCGAACCACCACGCCCTGCGGATACTGTTGATACTCCGGTCAGTGAACCCAGGCACGGCAGCGAGGTCCAGAATGTACGGGCCTGTGGCAGTCTGCCCTGCTATCGGAACCTGACGGATCGAGCCTGCATCCGTCAGGTTTATCTGCCTGTTCACCGTTGAACACGCGTTCCGAATAGCGGACTTTATCTTGTAGTTGGAAGGGTCCGGCTGCCACGTAGGCTGCATCCCGGCAGGAGGAGCCGAAGTCATCTCCTCACCGTTGGCCGCGTACCAGACGTAAGGCTCGCCCGTATCCTGGTACAGTTCCCACCTCTCACGAGGTGTCTGTATGCCAAGACGCAGGCGGATGTATTCGATATAGCCAGCAAGAGTGCTTGGCGTTACCAATTACTTGCCTTTCTTCAGAGAAGGCGCGGGACAGAGATTCGGCATAGGCGGGTTCTGTGCAGGCTTTGCGCCCTTGGAAACCCCGTGATTACCGCTTTTAGGCTCCCCTTTGAAACCAGGATAGCCTTTTCCATCAGCCATTCTATTCTCCTATCGTGATAGGTTAGTGTCGTCTTGCTCTTTCAGGTCATAATGCCCGAGTTCAGGGTTAGTTAGCTGGCCCCATTCGTCGTACCTGAGCTTATCCCGGTACGTAGGACAGGCTGAGTAGCCATCGAATACCCTTGGCCCCCACTGCATGTGACGTGGGGGTCTAGGGTTTCTTCTGTACCTACAGTCTGGACGTTTACGAAGAGGCCATGCCATTTCTTTACCTCAAACATGTAGACAATTATGCACCTGCGCTGCCGTAAGTGCCTTTCGCATCATCCCAACCAACCGTGTATCGGACACTGGCAACCCAGACATAACCGCCAAGGTTGATGTCGTAGTCAGACTTGGCTCGGATGTCCTGCCGCTCGGCGAAATTGACCATATGTTCCTGACCCATAAGGAACCAAGCATTATAAGCACCTGCCGCCGATGTTGCGCCAGTCTTGCGGAAATGAGGCCACTCAACAAGCTCCAAGTTATCCTGCTTTGCAGCGTTCATGTTGAAGTTGTTGGTGTTTCGTTCCCAATCCCCTTTAGCAATCTGAACCGCAACTTCCCGGAGTTTCGGGTTATACACCAACTGCGCAGGCGCGTTGTTGATGATGTTGTAGTTGTTCGATTCAAGCTGCTGCACGAGGTTGGAATACCCCGCGTAGTACGTGGTGTGTGACAGGTCCACGTCCACGGAAGGCCGGTTGCTATACGTTACACCGCTGTTGTTCAGAGAGATAGGGTGCGCCGTATTGAACAAAGATTTGCCGTCAGGAGAATCATTAACAGTAGAAGCTGCCGAGAACCCTGCAATGGCAAACATGTTGGCCGCGTCGTACTCTTTCTTGTTGGCGAAGACACGGGCCATCGCACCACCACGCGCAGGTACTACGCGCTTCAGTACCCCGTACTCGTCGTCGTCCCAATCTTCCTCAGCAATCACGTCACCGAGGGTTCGCTTGATTGGAAAGTACCGCTTCGAGAACGACTCCTGAATCTGCGACATGAACGCAGGCATCAGGGGCAAAGTTTGCTCTGGTGGAGCGTAGATTTCCCAACCCTGGCGGTCAAGAATACGTCCACTCATTGGTATGACGTGCATCACACGGTCGTAGATGGTAGGATACGCCTTCATCTCCAGACCGAAGTGCTTATTAATGCCTTTGCCAAACAGTGAAGCAATGGCGGTTGACATGATACCCTCCTAGTTTGTGAAGAAACCGCCAGTATTGCGCGAGTAGAAAGTATTCTTGCACGTGACGAAGACCGCGCCACCGCCTGCGGCTGAGTTGTACAACGCGTCGTCCGTGTCTACGCCCTCAACGATGAACGGAGAGTTAGCCTGCGCCGTGTCGTCGTCAATCGTGTAGACAGCAGGCCATGTAGCCGCAGAAGCAGCAACGCCAACAGACCGGCCCAACAGATAGTAGTTCGCAGTGTCGGATGTCTGTGTCTTGGCCTTGAACTTGTTGGTCTGGTCAAAGCTAAAGACCCACAGTCTCGTATAGCCCGTGTTCGGGTCACTTGGCAGTGCGTTCGGGATAGAGGGGAGCTGCGGGGTAATTCGGCCCTTCGCGTCCACTGTAACCGGGGATGTGGTGCTGGTGATGTTGCCGCTGGAGTCCGTACCTACCGCGTAGGGGCAGACGCCAACAACACCGTTGGATGTCGTGATTGTGTCGCCTGACAGCAACGGACGAACCACGAGGTTTTGACCCGTGGTATATGTCGCGCTGTTCGTGTACACAAGCACGTCACCATTTGTAAGCTGAGTCGATTTACCGACCAGGACTTCAATTATGTCCGGCGTCGGGAATGCTGGACCTTTTCTTCCTGAATATGCGAAACCGGGCATGTTATCCTCCTATTGCTCGATTACGACCTTGATCAATCCCTCTACTTCTTTGCGAGGTTTCGGGGCCTTACATTGGGCGGCAGGCTGTAAACCGTACCGCTGCGTCGCTCCTGTTGCCGTGCAGGTTCAGGAGTTGTAACATCGTTTGTTTCGCGGCCATGTCTGCCACCACGCGCAAAGCTCAACTCTTCAGCCCACATCTGAGCCTCGGTAAGCCCTGCATCGCGCACGTATGATTCAAACGCACGCCCTGCTGATGGACCTGTTCCAATCATGCCTGCGTTGCGATTCTGGCGCATTCCTGCGTGTTTCAACCTCAGAAGAGCCTCTTTATCGCTTGGGTTAAAATCGGACTCGTCCATGCGCTCTGTGCGCTGAGAACCGTCGATCTGCTTCTGCCACTCGTCAAATTCAGCCTTTTCTCGGTCCCTGGAGATTTGTTTAACCTCTTTCGGGAGGGCTACGAGAACGAGATCGGAGCCATTTCGGAACGGTTCCCCATCCTGCGTAATCATGCGGCCCGGCATGGTACCATCAGGAGCGCGGTTCTCACGCCGCCACTGCTGAAAGCGGTTACCAGGGACTTTGCCAGCCCAATACTTGTCGTCCCGTATCCATGCGTAGTCTTCCGAGTCCTTGATACCAAGCTCTTCGCGGTCCATCTTGGTAAGGGTGAACTCATCCTCGCCCGGCTCGATCCTATCGGCAGTGCCAGAGGTCAAGATAGGCTCATTGGCAATCGCTCGCTGTTCGCGGTACTTGCGCTGGTTCTCAGTCGTGTTCAGTCCATCGGTAGGTGTTGGCATCGTAAGCCTCCTTTACATTTTCGAGTTGTTACGTTCTCGCTGAAGAATGGATACGATGTCACCATCTGCACCCCAATTGGCAAAACTTGCATTCGCCGCGTCTTTCGGTCTAGCGCGGGAAGGCGCAATAGCACCACTACCCGGTCGTGGATGAGTTGTGCGTTGCGCTAAAGTAAGGTCCGGCGTCTTTCGCACGGGAGCCGGTGCCTGCTGTTGGACCTGCGGTATCATCCGCTGTAGTACGGCTCCGAGGTCACCTGTCTTCATAGCCTCCGCGCCTGCGGCCATCAGTAGGGCTGTCACTGCGCCTTCCTTGGTTCCACGCACGTTGGCAGGCACCATACTCTCGTACTGGCGCATAGCCGGGGCGAACTCGTCCAACGCTTCCTGAGATATACCAATCTGCCTCGCTGCTGCTCTCTGCTGTTCCTGCGCGGAGATAGCCTGCATCGCCCTACGGTCCGCGATACGGTCAATCAGGCCAAGAACTGCCGGGTCCACACCAAGAGTTTCCGCCTCGGCAATGTCTGCCTGCGTGAGCTGTGAGTTCGTGTAGGGCGAGTGGAACTCAGGAGCCGGTTTGGGCGTCTCTGCAACAGGTTCGGGTTCCGGCGCATCGATAGGTTCTAGGGGATTGCCGTACATGTCACTGGCGACAACGCGGCCATCCTCTAGTTCAACCTCGTACTCCTGATCAGGAGACAGGTACTCAGGCTCGTCCTCGTCAACCACCTGCGGGTCGGATACCGCGTTTACACGGTCAACGTCAGCCGCGCCCTCGTCTATTTCCAAAGAAGTTTCGACTGGTTCTTGCTCGTCTTCCGGCATCCTCGTTCTCCTGTTGTGTCATGGTACGGTCAATCTCGTGCATCTCGGCAGGCATGTCACGAACCGCGATGAGCGCAGCCACGTACCCGCGCCAGTGGTGATATGTCTCCAGAGTGGCTATTGTGGACGTAGCCTTCTCCTCCATCGCGTCCTGCGCCATCTCTGAAATCCACGGCAGAATCTCTTCCTGCCATATCTCAGACTGGAGGATGCGCTCCCAATTAGGCGGACGGTTCATCAGCACTTGCCTCCTGCGCTATCCGTGCGGGCAAAGTACAGGTAATTAACTTGCGGCACTGAAGGCGCACACGCCATTATCCGCTGTTGCCTCAGCTGCTCGTCAGATAGAACCATGATCGCGTATCTGGGATTGCGGCGGTTCAACTCTGAAATAAGCTCGTCATCAGATGATTCAGAAAGAGTTTTCTGGCTCATTTCTTACCTTTTTTACCAAGGATAGAGTTTGCCTTGGCGTCAATCGTCTTCTTCTCAGAAGGACTGGCAAATCGTGATGCAAATGCTTTTGCAGTCGCGGCATGTTTCGCATCCGGCATTGGGTACGAGCCAGTAACCGCACCACCCTTCTTAGTAGCTTTGCCCGGCAAGCCCATCTCTGACTTAGGAACAGCCTTGCGTGCCGCTGCATTTAACTTAGCCATTAGAATCCTCCCATTCCGTTAGAACCGCCGCCTGCACTCGCTAGAGCCTGCATCGCCTGATCATCTACCATCGAGTACCCCTGCTGGATACCTTGACCTTGCTGGTTGGGGTCTTGCGGTGCACCAATGCCCATAGGGCCTTGCTGCTCCGGTTGGCCGGTCATTGGGTCGATAGGTACGGGTGCAGGCGGCGGATTGCCGATATAGGTCTGTGGGCTTTTCTCTCCTGCCAAAATAAGTAAACGATGGTACAGCGCGTAACAGTAGGACTGTGCGCCTATCTGGGTAGCTGGACCTAACTGCGTCCAGTACTGAGTCACTATCTCCGCAACCTGCTGCATCTTCTGCATTCTCAAGCTCGGAGATGCGCTCTCGCTGTTGGCCTGCGGGATGAACTGGAATTTGCGCTCGGCCTGCTCTTTGTTGATCGTCGTCTTCTGGCCGCCCTGCACCACGCTATCTTCATCGGACATATGCTGAAGCTGGTACGCGAGCATCAACTTGAAATCTTCCATAACGCCGCGCTGCGCATTCGACAGGAAGAGGTCGAACTTGGTCTGCATCATGGCTTCGGAGAACTGGACCTCCGCCGCTTTGCGGACCTTCCCGCCCATGTTACTGTTGACGCTCTCAGCCGCTGCGATGCGCTGCGCGGAACTGTCAAGCATCTGGAGCCACGGCATGATAAGAGCCTGTGCGCCTACGTCCCAGACAATCGGCTCCATCCCACCGTCCGCACCGTTCAAGCGCGGCATCAGGCGTCCAGGAGCGAGTTTGTACTTCGCGTACTTTGTCAGCCACGCCTCGGGAACGCTCATTGCAGGCGTGCCTTCAAGGTTCATGTTATTGATACCGAACCTTGTTATGGCGGTCATCTCATCCTGAATAGCCGTGATGAGAGAGACGATACCTTCACCGAGTAATCGGTTGGGCTTCGGGCAGACGCAGGTGATAGAGTAGGGGCGTAATCCGTCTGGGCAGCTAGAGTAGGACTGCTTGAATACGATGTTCAGTGCGGGGCAGCAGAGCCACTCACAGTCTACGTGCATCAGGGTATCTGGGATGCGGGGCTGGCACTGCTCGTTCAGAAGATACGGGGCGCGCCCAACTACGCAGAAACACTCCCACTCACCAGACTCGCGAGGCTGGCCCATAACCGCCTCATTCAACCCATCCCGGATAAGCTCATCATTCCTGCTCGTGCCGGTCTCACCGTCAAACTGTGCAGGCCCGCGCTCTATCATCTCCGCGACGGCATCCGCATCGTATCCGAGGTCTTTGACTCCTAATAGCAGGTCCTCAGAGGTCAACCACATCCGTTCTATCGTGTTGATGCAGCCCTGGTCCTCTTGCGGTCCCCAGGCTGAGATCGGGTAAACGTAGAAGTCCCACGGGTCGATCGCTCGGAATTGGAATTTCTTCTCACCGGGAACCTCGGAGAGCACAATCTGGTCCTGCGCTTCGCTTTGGTCCTCACCGTCTACCATAGACGGGTCTAATATCTGCCCGTCAGGGGTTTTCTGTGCCAACTCGAAAGAGCGAGTGATAGGTTGCACCATATCAATGCGCTTAGGAGCGTAACGAGATTCCAAAGCGATATAGGTAGTGTCGTAAAGAGCTTTCTCATAGCCGCATATCTGAGCCTTGGTGTTGAGTAGAGTTTCTACGCTGGAGGCTCCGTCTGTATCCTCATCGTCCACGCTCTCCATCAAACAGTACGGGGACTGCTTCAACGCCGCGTACAGGGCTGCACAGAGGGTTGTGTGGAGTTCACGGGAGATTGGATGCTCTACTTCGCAAGCACCGGGCCACGGTTCTGAGCCTACCGTCTGAGACACGCCCTCAAGCTGCCATCTAAGGGAGCGAAGGTCTTCATCTCTGTCGGCGCACGCGTTTATCACGTCGTGAACACGCTGGCAGAGAGCCATGTCCATATCCCCCTGTAAATCAGGAGGTAGCTTCAGTGCGTACGGGTCGGTTGTCTCGGTATCTGCTGGCATATGTTTGGGTGCAGTCGAAGGAGTTGCACCTTCCGCCCTCCGCTAAGAAGTGGGACTCACTCTCCGTGAGCTAGACGCACCATAAATGAAAGAAAGGGTCACTCAACCCCTTGCGGAGCGAGTAACCCTTGCGGATTGAGTGAGTATAAAAGTTGTATTTTGACTGCGCCGCTGCCGACTCTTTAAGGGTTCGGCTCCTATTTGCGCCCCGATGCGACTGCTCTTTTGGCCCTACCCTCGGGGCTTGGGGTATGCGTAGCTCCGAAGAGCGCAGTCAAAATGGCTCGAACAGGAGATGTTCAACTCTCAGTATAGCTATGTTCCGCTTCCGTGTCAACAATATCCTGCTCGTCCTCTTCATTTGGCACAGGATTGGTATCAATTACCGGGAAAAGTCTGCCGATAGTGACAAGTTCGTTGCAGAATTTGCACTGTCCGGTCAAATTCCAGCTTCCTTTGTCCTGCTTGATATCGTGGACCCTAAAGAATACGGAATCGCCTACAGGACAAGCAAGCGCATTGTTGCAGCGGGTGCATTTGTTATCCACAAGGTTACTTGCCATTTATTTCCGCCATTCCTTTGAGTATCGGGCATTCGCCATCTTCGCATGAGTGTACGACGTGTAACCCACACCGAACCTGGGGTATCTTGAACCACTTCAGCTTGTTCCACTCTGCAAACTCCTCTGCCGCCTTCGCTACAGGTGGGTCGTCGCTATCATGGAATAGCCAGTGTGCGCCCTTCTGAGCGTAGTTGTAGGATTCGAACGCATCGCGCAGGGCGTGCTCGTATTCGTGGTTGGCGTCGATGTGGATGAGGTCAAACTGGGTAGGGCTGTGGCTTCCATATCTATGCTGAAAAGAATGCCATGAGGCAAAGTATGTAGGCAGGACTGTGAATTCACGAGCCGCTAACTGCTTGCCATATTGAATACTTCCGGGCCACTGGCTCTCATCGTCTATCCAATGAACTTCTGAGTAGTGAGCGTCTATGCCAGATAACAGGCTCAACGTACTGTACCCGTACCCCACACCCACCTCAAGGAACGCTTTGGGCTGGAGCCACTGTCCGAGTCTTCTGTACCAAGCGTACTGCTGGATAACTTCATTCCAGGTTAAAGTACTATCTCCAGGGTTCCACAGCACACCTCCTACAGTAGTCTGAGATGGATGAAACCAGCGGTTTACCAAGGCGTCCTTAAACTCTTCATCAGTCATTATCCACCTCTACGTACCTGTTATGAGATTGACGAACAAACCTGATTTCTGAGGTTTTACAGGCAACAGCAGGCCCGGAGACTTCTCTAGGTAATTTCATATTTGCACGAGCTAACTCAACTTCTTCCTCAGTTAGTTCCTTATAAACCGTACCGTCTTTTAGGATAAGCTGGATCATACTCGCTCCGTCCATACCAACATCTCGTAGCCGGTCGCGCTGTCTGCCTGATGCTCCGTCTTTAGTATCTTATGCCCTGCGGCTGCCACGGCCAGGTCAAGGTGTTCCAAGGTTACGGATGTGTGGGGGAAGTCTGTTCCGTCGTCTAGATCGTGCTCGGAAATGGCTACGGCGAATAGCCCATATGCAGAACCTGAAATCATCTTATTTAGAATGTTATCCCACTCATGCAAGCCGAAGTGCTTCAGGAATGCGAACGAGCACGCTATATCGAACCTTTCAAATCCTACTTCACGCATGTCCATACATTCGATGACGCCTTTGGTGCATCGCTCTTTTGCGCGTGCTATACATCGTGGATTTTTATCAATGCCAACGTAATCACAGGAGTCTATTTCACACGCAACAAGGCCGGTTCCACAGCCAAATTCAATCACAGTGGTTAGGTCATTCTCTTCCATGAAGTCTTTAACATACTGAGCATTCTTCTTATAGAACCCCTGCCGCGCCCACTCCGCCTCTTCGTTCTCAAGGTGCGCCGGGTCCATCAAATACTCCGAATAGTCGCTCTTCATAGATGAGGCTCCATCCATTGAATGATGTCGTCAACGCCGTGCCTGCCGTAAATCATAGGCAGGGCCTTCTGTGCTGAACCGGGATACATCCACGCGCTTGCCATTCTTTCATCGAATGTCAGGTTGCCACCCTCCACGATACTATCCCCTTCAGGGCGCCACCAGATAGCTGTAGGAACGTTCAGGTAGTGCGACATGATACCTATCCCGGACTGGTAGGAGACAACAGCTTTGGCCTGTGAGCAGATTTCAAGGGTTTCGAGGATGGAGAATTCTGAGATGCAATTGGTCCAGTTGTCCAGGCAGTCGGTATCAATAAGCGGTTCAACATGCTTTTCATAGTAGCTCGCATCGTAGCCTGCACCGACTACCACGATTTGAATTCCATACTCTCGAATCAGAAGGCAGCCAAGTTTAGCCCAATCATCTACCGTCCACAGCGCACCTCGGTTATGCCCTGCCTTACTGCTTTCGAGATTGTTGCACTCCGCGCCCATGAAGAATACGACATAGGGGGAGTCTAATAGAGGGCGCAAGTCTTTGCCAATAACAAAATCGTGAAGGATGCGGCTCCAATCAATCTTATACTCAGGCAGCCAATCTTCCAGCCTGACACCATTCTCCAAATCACGGTTAGGGATAGCTACGAAGTCCACCTCATCGCGCAGGTAGAACGGTGGTTTTCCATCAGGAATGTACCTGTAGCGGCCCTTCTCGTCCGTAGGGTCACCTGGAAGCAGCAGAGGCCCCTTGGAGCCGTTCACAGGCGGTATCTGGAGGTATCGGGCACTGCTTACGAAGTCGAAGCGGCGCAGGAGTGGCAATGCGCGGCATTCAAGCTCGTTACGGTTCCAGCCACCGATAAGGATTTCTACGGAGTCATGACCGTGCTTGCGGGCTATGTCCTGCGCTTTTGTAAGGCACCAGACGGAATCCCCGATACCTTGGGCTGTGAGGATGCGGAATGGTCTATTTGCCAAAGTATTTGCACCGTGCCATTTCCTCTTTCACCGCGTCCTCGCGCTCATGCATCGCCTTGTAGCTCAACGCGCCGGCCTCTTCCTTCGTCATGCCCATCGCTTCTACCCATGCCTCGTGTGTGTGTCTATCGTGGAGTTTGGGCTGGGCAGCGGTACTTCCACCGAAATAGTGCACGAGCGGCGGTCCGGGGAGACAGACAATAGATTGGCCTGAATTAAGCCAAGTTCTGACCGAGATAGATTCATCAAGGCACCACGTGCCATCCGCGAATCCTCCCACACTCCTGTAATGCTCAGACCGGGCTGCAAAACCGCACCCGTTGACATTGACATAGCTTCGGGCAACTCCTTCACCGTCCCAATGCGGATTTCGAGGCACTTTCGGAACCCAATCGGTATTCGCATAGAAGTTCTCCTTCACCCAGAACGGCTTCTTATAGCCCATCTCCTCCAGATACGGCGACCACTCACCATCCTCGGTTCTGCAAAGGTCGTGGGCGTTCCAGTAAGGGAACTGCACGAGAGAAACCGTCTCAAGCGGGTTTTCCTGAAGGAAGTAAATCATATTGGACAGCGCACCGGGAGTTACGGCAAGGTCGTCGCCGAGGTAGATGACCCAATCTGGATTTTCGTAGGCCCAAAACGCATATTCAAACGCCTTTTTAGCCGCACCGTGCATGTTAGACCACTCATCAAGATGATGCAACTCGATCTCAGAATACTCTACCCACAGCTCATCATATGCCTGAGACACCCCATCATATCCACACGGGTCTTCTACTACAAGGAATTGCGCAGAATCAAACGCTGACGGGTCGTTCTGCTTGATTGTCTTTAGCATGAATCTAAGCCGGTCAACGCCGTTGTAAGTAGGAATCACCACCGCTACTGAGGGTTTACTCATCTTACTCTCCACACTATTGTTGGCGAAAAGATAATATAAGATGCACACCCTAGAATTATCAACGCGCCTATAATTAATGACAATGCAACTGCTACTTGGCGGTCGGTGAGTTTACTCAAGATTTTCTCCAGTCTCCAGGGCCGTGCCACTTGAGAATATAGTCAAATGAACCGCATTTACAGCAATAATTATCAGTCCCATTTGGATCTCTACATACACTGATTTCCCCTGACAGGAGCGCATAATACTTTCGCTGAACATCCCATATAGGAACAAATGCACTAGCTTCTTCTATAGGGACTTCACGGTTCCAGTTTGTAAACTTGTCAGGAATGTTGTAGTACTCCTTACACAAGGCTGTCATTTTCGCCCTTCATTCTTAAACACTATCAGATTCTTGGAAACCCACCACGCAAAATTGGCATGCTCACGGGCCGCAATAGCCATTCGGACATCCTCAGACAGCCCCGCAAAGAACGTAAGTCCCTGCCGCTCGAACAGGTCTATCCAGTAGGGCATCTGACGGCAGTTAACATGGCCTAACCCATCCTGACCCTCTCCAGCAGCCCCGAATACAAGCCATCCCTGATTGCCCATGAGCTTCTTGATTGTCTTGGTGAACTCCAATGCGCATTCAGGCTCGATATGCTCTCCTACGTCAAAACTGGTGACCAGATCGTATCCGCCGTAGCTTATGGACTTCTTGCTGTAAGGATTGCGCAGGTCGTGAAGATCTATCCTTGGATGCATCTGTGCCGCGTGCGAGCTACCCTCTATCCCGTACGCGTCCACGTTACGGTCCAGAAACCCCTGCAAGAGCGCGCCACCACCACAACCAACGTCCATCGCGTTACGGGGCCGAAACATGCGCTTAAGCTCATCTGCTATCTCCGCGTAGGCTTCAAGGGCGCGGTCGGAGACAGAGTCGAGTTGGTATTGCCTGTGATAGACTTCGGAGATTACTTGCATCGTCATCTTTTCACGCATACCGGAACATTATTGGCACCTTTTACCCAGACGCCTCCAGTTCTAGAGCAGGCGTTATCTGAAGCCGCGCAGTACACAAGGATCGCGACTATTAGGGCACCGATAATGCAGGTTGCCACAACACTAACAAGCGATTTCATTTCAGCACCTTCTCAATCCACGGACATACCTCATCCATCAAATCTGCGACTTCGCAGTTTGCAGACAGAGGATGAAAGTCCATATCGTAAGTACCGGGCATGTGTGTACCGTTCGGATGCACGGATGTACTTACCGGATTCCAAAGCCAATCCGGGAATGCTTGGAGCGCGGGAACACCTAGATACTTGGCAAGAATGGTCAAACCGCTGTCTAGTCCGATGTGAGCGCGTCCACCAGCGATCGTTTCAATAGAGTCTTCAAGGGGCAAGTCAAGACTGAGAGTTCCTTTTTGTGGCGTGTAATGCTGGAAGACCTGCTCTGCAAATGGAACATCCCATAAAGCTCCGACTACCTTAACAGGAATTCGGAGCTTCTCCTCAATCTCTTTAAGTTTCCGCGCCCAGACCTTCACAGGCCAATTGCCTTCCACATACGACTTCATACACATATGAACGGTTATGTAATTCCTGGCAGTGTGAGTATTCCATCTATAAATCTGTTTCGGTGCTGGATTCTGCATTGGAAGCCACGGCATCCAATGCACCAGCTTCTTCCCACTCTCCAGATGCCGATTAGCATGGACATAGTAAATCCCGCCCTCTCCCACATCCTCACGGCTCAGTTCACCCGGAGCAAGCAACAAATCCCTGTTATCCACGGTGCAGAAGTCATACTTCACTCCTAGCATGTCCGCGTAGGGCTTCACGCGCTTCGCCTCGTCATCGTTGAACCAGAAGGTTATGTCCTTGCCACCGTCAATCAGGTTCTTGTACTTCGCGTAGACCCAGGCGAAGTCACCAATCCCGTTCGGAACAAGCAGGTGAAGCTGACCTTCGTCTACGGGCATCCTGTCGGCAGGGACTTGCGGCTTTAACGTGCCATCGCTGCGGAAGAATAGTTCGGGGTTCGGGATAGGGGTTTCTTGTGTCATTTGCCCACCACTACCGGCATCGGGATTACGGTTGTATTGGATTTCGATTCTCCTGCCCTCCACATAGCTGTGCACTCGTACTCTTTCTTATCCTTCATGCACGCCTGCATAAACTTAGACTGTTCCTTCTGATTGCTTATGTCCATGTGCCAAAGAACAGCTACAAGAAGCCCTATCAATCCGATTATAATCAAACCAGGACATAGTAGGTCCCAATCCCAATTACGCATCAGTTCACCTTCTGTTGAGGATACGGGCGGTTCTCAGGTGGCGCGGGTGGCTGGTCCTGATACACAGGGTTACGGGCGGGGTCTACGGGACGAGTACCAGAACCACAGCCGCAGGAGCAGAACAACACTAAGAGCAACAATGCTAAATATCTGGTCTTCAATTCTCATCACTCCTACCAATCGGGCTTAGAGGAATAGGCTCATAGCTGGTCCACAAACAGTTGAAACAATGGTGATACATATTGCCATCAATATTCTTTAACCACGTCTCTGCCCAGCACTTTGGACATTTCACTGTTCACCGCCTCCTACACTTTCCGCCTGCTGTCTG